TTGTTGATAGTGCCGAGAGAGTGTGAATACACCAGAAGCAAAAGTCGTATTGGCGGTAGCGCTTCGGCCTCTAAATTTACCTAGATTGGCCATGATTATGCTATATCTTCATAACTCACTAAGAATGAGATACCATTACTTGTTCCTGAAGAAACAGTAATCGAAGCGTTTTCTTCCAAATAAAATGAAGTTGTTTTGTCTGATACAACCAAAGTAGAAAGAGCAGGTACACTTGCAAAAAGAATTAAAGCATTGTTTGCACCGGCACCATTGGCGGCCGTATTATAAAATACGTTTGCGGTAACTGTCGATGCGCCATTCTGATTTGAACATATAATTGAATTAATTTTATATACTCGATTACTACTGGCAGCATTAGACAATATACTGTATGTAGCTGTGTTAGCTGGCCGAGAACTCACCGATTTTCCTGTAATTGAAGTAACTGATAATATATTTGGTGCTGCCATTTAAATTAACCTCCAAAAATTATTGAAAGAGCAATTGCTTTGCCGGTTGATGCGGCCGCACTTGCTGTTGTATTTGCTGCACTTGCTGTTGTATTTGCTGCAACACCTATGTTGTATGCAGATTGCGCTAAATTAGTTGCTGTATTGATATCGGTATTCTGTGTTGAATTAATACCATCAATTAAAGATATATTAGAACTCAACCAAGAAGTTAAATTCGATATATTGGTATTCTGAGTAACATTAACACCTTGAAGTATAACTGTATTGGATGCAGCCGTATTGGCTACGTTTCTGGCAAATCCGTCTTGTGCGGTACCACCACTTAAATTATTGGCAAAATCATAAGCAGCTTGTGCTAGTGTTACACCAGTATTTGCTTTTGTAAACGAAGCATTGGCTGTATTATAAGAAGCATTTGCATGGCCACGAACCCAAGAGTCTAATGCTACCGCTGTGGTTTGTCTTGTACCATCAGAAAAATTTATACCATTGGTGCTAGTAATGTATACAACATCAGCATAAACAATTTCGGTTGAACTTGGTATACCTGTGCCTACAGTCCAAGAATTATTTGCAGACGTATACACATAGCTGACACCATTGATAATCTTGGTTTGTCCATTAAAAGGAAGCTGAGAGTATGTCATGACAAAAAAGAAATTGTATTAATTTTTAGTGATAGGTTAAGAGTAGAGTAATTAAAAGTTTTTTCATATTATTTTATGGAGCAATTGAAGTAATGGCAAGAACACCTCGTCCTGCACTTATAAAACTCCACGTGGTGCTTGCTCCCACTTGCACAGGACTGGATCGGTTGGTTTGATTATTTTGTCCTAACTGCCCGTTACTATTGTCACCCCAGGCCCACATTGTGCCATCTGTCTTGGTGGCCAATCTATTCTGACTACCGGTTGAAGATGCACTTATTAAATTCCAATTTGTTCCTGTTCCCACCTGTGTTGGGCTGGACCTATTACTGATGTTACCGAGTCCTAACTGTCCAACATTATTGCGACCCCAGGTCCACAAAGTACCGTCAGTCTTGGTGGCCATAGAACCATACTCTCCACCACTAACCAGACTCCAATTAGTTGATGTACCAATTTGTGTAGGACTGAGTTTTGTATAAGTTGAAATTTCGTTGAGTCCTAAAGAACCGTAGTTGTCATTTCTGCCCCATGCCCACAAGGTACCGTCAGTCTTAATAGCTAAACACTGAGAGGTGCTAATACTTATTCTATTCCACGTGGTATTTGCACCCACCTGTACGGGGCTGGATCTATCAACTGTATCGCCAAGTCCTAATTTGCCCATGTAGCCTTGGCCCCAAGCCCACAATGTGCCATCAGTTTTGATAGCAATAGAAGATGCTGAAGAAGTGTCAATACGGTACCAATCTGTTCCTGCTCCTACTTGTACTGGACTGGATCTGGCAACTGTATTACCAAGTCCTAACTGTCCTTGTGTGTTAACGCCCCAGGACCACAAGGTGCCGTCAGTCTTGGTGGCCATAATACTGTAGTTACCAACACTAACAAGGTTCCATGTTGTTGCTGTTCCTACCTGTGTTGGGCTGGATCTGGCGTAAACTGTATCATTATGACCTAACTGGCCATTAGTATTGTATCCCCAAGTCCATAGAGTACCATCGTTTCTGATAGCTGCAGAATTGGTTGCACGGCTACTTACTGACTTCCAAGTTGTTCCTGTTCCTACTTGTGTTGGACTAAGCGTGTATCCCCCACTTGTATTTAAACCTCCAACACCAAATCCATTCATACCCCAAGAATATAATCTTGTCAGCGGTGTTAGTGTCACAGTTACTTGGAATGTTTTGCTTGAATCTTGTAACTCAGCATCTGTAGCTACAACACTAAATGTGTATGTGGTTTGAGCACCAATAGAAACTGTACCAGAGAAATATCCGTTGGCAGCTAATGTTGTACCGGTTGGTAATGTAGAGCCGGCTGCTAAAGAATAAGATGTTGCACTAGTAGCACTAAGGTTAACACCAAAGGCTGTATTGGCTTCTTGATTTGCCAATGGACTTGCAGTGATCCAAGAAGGTTCAGAGCTGTATGTGATACCAGCAACTTTAATACCAACGCCACCATCAGGATTAACCACATAAAGATTATAAGATGCCGCTGATTTTGTAGGAACTTGAACTTGTAGTGTTGTTGAATTTACATATGTAACGGCTGAAGCAGGAGTTGTGTCGATTAATATGGTGGCACCAGATTGAAATTCGGCACCAGTAACAACAATGTAACCACCACCTACGTTAACCGCTGTATCATTTAATACTGTAAAGGTATTACTGGCCACGTTGGCATAGAGAACTTTAGGTGCTAGTGTTTTGGCAAAGGCTGCCGTGGCTGTATTACTTAATTGTACTGTGTCAATTGTGTAACTGGTGATCTGGTTTCCAAGAATCTTTGTGGTCATTTGAATCTATCCTAAAATATGGGTGATTTATACTATATTTATAAATCATCCACATTTGGTTAGACTCCCATTTGCTTACGAATCTTGGTGGCTGAAATGTCGGTGATTGATTTATCAAAGGTTTCTTGTTCGATTTTGTATCCTACATCACGACCATAGGTGATATTGACGATATTAGGTACCACTTGAATCTCGTATTGGCCTTGATAGATTGGATCCAAATCTCTACGGATATACGATTTAACTTGTTCAATGGCAAACGGATTAGAACCTTGCCATCCTTGGCAATCTCGAATTTGAATGACTACCTGACCAGTTTTGGCAATGGCTCGGTCAAACAATGCTCGGTGACCTTCATGCCATGGTTGCCAGCGACCCAACATTTGAACTGTTTCTTTCTTCCAGTCAAACACAGGACGCCTACGATTTTCAATAATGTGATTACCAATAAACTCAGCCCATTTCTCCGCATTTTGTTCTGTAACACGGAAGTCATATACATCTGGTGGTACAAACATTTTATTAGTATCTTCATAACGACCAGCTTCAATTGTGTCAACCCAAATTGTCCAATCGGCTTTGAAATTGTTTCTCATCTCTGGAATAGGTGCCACGAAATCACAAATAACATAATCACCACCAGCTTCAAATGCAAACTGTGCCATTCTTAATGATTGCCGAATACGTCCTTCTTTAGAGAAATCCCAATCATTGAATTTTTTACGAACATCATCAGCATTGAACCAAGTTACTTGAGCATTAAATCCTGTGATAGGTAACATTTCACCATAATCGGCTCGTTCACCATGTTTTTCTAGGTATTTTTTCAATGCTTCAGCCAAAAATGTTTTACCGGCACCAGGTAAACCCATAATTAAAATCTTTTTCATATTTGTTCCTTAATAAAATTATCAACGATTGCCAATGATGAACTGATTGCCATATCCATATCGATATAAACATACAATCCACATCTACCAATAAACTGGACCTTGTCGTTTTTTATGTCCTTATACTTATTATATATTGCTCGATTTAAACCTTCTGAATCTTTTACTGGATAATACCGTTCATAATTATTATCTCGGTAATCACAAGGTTCTTCTAATGTATATCTCTCACCAAATCCATGTTCAGGAAACAATTCCCATTTTGTAATGCGTGTATATGGTCCATCATCCGTAAAATTAACTACCGATGTTGGCATATCAAAGTAAGATTTATCGGTAAAATGAAACTTGATTGACCGATATGGTAATTCACCATGACAGTAATCATAATACTCATCTATTGCCATTGAATTAAAAACAAAATCATATTCAGTTTCCATTTCTTTAGAAAACTTGGTGTTTAATTTTATTTTTATATTTGAATGATTTAATATATTTCCAAATAGTTTATTATAACCACCTTTGGGTAGGCATTGGTATTCATCATTTGGAAAATATAATTCGTTTAAATCATTTCTTAGTTTGATACGATTTAATATACTACTATCAATCTTATCGGTCGGCAAGCCCCACATCTTTTTAGAATAAGGCACATACAGAGTTTCAAACAATTTATCACCTAATATTTTTTGTGTTTCCAAATTAGGTGGTAAAGTTAGATATTGGCCTTTGTGATATGCTTTGACTTTATGTTGGTATGGTACCCATTCGGTGTATTGGGACAACCATTCAATTACTCTATTGTTATTTGTGTGTAGGATGTGCGGTCCGTAGCGGTGTACTAGAACACCATCTATCATCTCATCATAACAGTTGCCACCAATATGGCCTCTTTGGTCAATTATGGTAATATTGTAACCACGATTGGCCAGTTCTCTGGTTATAACTGAACCTGAGAATCCTGTTCCAACGACCAGTATGTTTTGTTTTCTTCCCATAATTTAATTACGGCATCTTTCGTTATATAAAACGGTATGTCCATTTTGTTTGACATATGTACCACTAGTGAACCCATTGGCATAAACATTTTAAATTCTGGTTTATTCCACACCGTGGATATCGTGTTACCTTCCCAATGATGTTCTTTTTCACCAATAATTAATAACTTATCAAAGTGTTCTTTATACTTTTTAAATATCTTGGCTTGAATCATAAATGATTCTTGTGTAAACCATGTGCTTCTATAATATCTATGCTGTGTAGGAACAACAAAACATGGCCTATAATATGTTTCATTATATGGATGACTTGGATGATAATATAGTTGATTGAAATCTTGTGGAAAAATACCTATTTCTAAACCAGTAACCGATGAAAGATATGTCCACGATTCAATCATTTCACCAATGGCACCTGAAAAATGTAGATAGTCATCTTCTACAATGTACACCAAATCATCATCAGGTAAATTGTAGATGTATTCGTAGGCTACTTGAACTGAGTGCCTAGATTTTTTCTTAGGTGATAATCCTTCTTGATTTCTTGGTGGTAAAAAATTGATTGTGACGAAATCGTGTGGTTGAATCAGTTCTTTAAGTATGTCCTGAAATTCAGCAACAGAGTTATCATCAATAATGTGTAATGATTTTTCTGGTATATTTTTGAGATTGGTGATAATTGAATTTAAACACCGAAGAATACATTCAGATTTATTTACTATTCTATCGGACTGTAGAGAAGTTCTATTACAAGTCCTTAATACAACATGAATCATAATTTACGAACAGCAGATTGATAACCACTAGGTAACTCAAAAATTTCTAATTTATCCCAATAACATTGCATGAAATTATCTACTGCCATTTTAGGCGAGTTGCATGGGTTGTTATCTTTTCTCCACACCATACTGTCATCAAATAACATTACACCACCTTTATTCAACAATTCAAATCCTAAAACACAATCTTGTAATACACCTGGTGCTCGGTGATCTCCATCAACATAGATAAAATCGGCTTTGACACCACGATTATATAAGTCAATCAATCCATCAAAAGATTTTTTATTAATAAACTCCACCACACCTTTAGGTTCAAATTCTTCTAAGTTACTTAAAAACATTTCTTTGGTCTGTGGTATATTTTTTTCAGGCAAGTCATCACTATTGTCGTATGGATCAATTGCGTAATGTTTATAATTTGAATTTTGTTGATGACAAATACCAGTTATGTTAAATGTGCTGTCACCTTCAAAACATCCTATTTCAATTGATACTTTTGGAAAGCCAATTGAACTTACAATGTGTTGAAAACTTCTAATTGTGTGGTCGTGGAATCTTACGGTTAATTTCATGTTTCTAATCTATCATTACGAATTGTTGAACGGCCTTCTAGAGGTCTGCCAAGTATGGTTGTTTTAAGATTACCATCTTCTTCTCTTTCTTTAACATCATAGGCGTAGATACCCATCTGATAAATTGGAAATATATCGGCTCGAAGAATGATATCTAATGGCGCACAGATACCAAATTTAATTACATGAGAAATCATATTTTTTGCCACAGCAGGATCAATGGCATATGCATGAGCCCTACAAATAAAATGATAGTTTGGTCCTTCTGATGCATGAGTAGGTGTTGGTAGAACTGGCCAACCACCGTTGACCTGTTCATTATTACCTAGATATGCGATTGAATTAAATACGGCATGCTTGAGATATGGTTGAACCATAATCGAATCATGTTCTAAAATAACAATTGGTTGGTCTATCTCAACACACTTAGCCCACAAAGAAATATGGGACAATGCACAAGCCACTTCACCTCTCGTCAAGTAATGATCTGTGATTTTCATCATTTTCATTACTGAACTATTTTTAGAATGTTCCGGCTCTTTGATGCGCCGAGAATAACCATCATACGCATCCCAATACTCGTAAGGCATTTTTACTTGATTACAAGATTCGGCACATCGTAAGGCCACATCTTCAGATTTTTTATTATCTTTAACCCGAATGATGTAAGCCTTATCTACATCCATATTATACGAAAAAAACAAAGAATTCATAACAAACTTTCAAAAAATTACATTAGTGCGTCAACATCCTCATGTGTAGCGGCTGCATTAACTTGAATAACACGAGCATCTCTAGTTGACTTGGCGGCTTCAATTTCAGCTTCAAGTGTGGAGATTTGGTCAGCAAACTCTGGTATATTACGCTTCATTTGCAATTGGTTTTCTAAACGAATTACTTCAAAATTGGCTTGACCAATTAAAGAACCTTTACGCTCATCAACTGACAACTCACGCTTACCCCAAACAATCTCAATTGGATTTTTGGTAATATCAAATGTATGTGTTGTAAGAATTTCACGGTTAGGTGTGAGGTCTGGAGTAATCTCTACGGCTGCACTCCAACCGGATTGACCTTCTGGTGCTGGTGTATCCCAGCAATCTGTTACCTTACCATTCTGAACTCGAACATTATAACCTGATCTTGTTGGCATTACTATCTCCTATTACTTTTTAAAATTTTGTAAATCGACTTTGATCTGATCAAATGGAGCAGACCATTCTCCAAATACTTCTTGGCGATACAGCTTCACCGAATCATACCAGACTGTTGTGTTTCCTGGTGGAGCCCACAAATAGTAAGGCAATTTAGGTACTACAATCCATGTTGGTATTCCCATGGCACCACAGAGATGTGCAACAGAGGTACATGATGTGATAATTAAATCACATGATGCAGCCGCTATTCGTGTTTCTTCCCAATGACCTAGTGGTACTTCTTTTACCCAATATGGTTTGTATTGAGAACCCTCATCTCGTTGCAGTGATATAAATTCTGCATCAACATCTTCTAAGGCATCAAATAGTTTTGTTGGTGGGAATATCCGATGTTGTTCATGTTCGAACTGTGGATTACCTTGCCACCGTAGACCGATTCTCAAACCTTTATGTGGTTCTACTAATGGTTTATTTATGTATGGTTTTCCTGATATGTCCTTGTATTCGTAACCAAGAATGGGTATCGTGGACATGGATGGTGCCCAATAATCATGTACAATACCATATACAGCATCACTCTGGCAGACCGCCACGACTCCTTCTATATCACGGAATAGTGTCGCCAACGAACCGGAACACGCCACAATCACTTCTCCAGCAATCTTTGCAATATCCCTTGCGTAACGAACTCCGTGTATCTGGTCACCTAATCCACCTTCTAGATTTAATAATACGGTACCTTTTGATTTGCCGTCCCACATTGGCATTGGTGATTTTGGTGGTTCATTACCAAACACTCCTTCGTCACGACCACGGAACAATAGTTTTTCACCTTCTAAAAGTTTACCATGTTGCATGAGATACCAACCACGATTAAAAGCGGCACGATTATTCCATGGTTCTTCTTTCTCTAATTTCTGTGCTATCTTCCAACCTTCTTCAAAGTTACCCATTAGACCAGCAGCCAACTGTAAATCAAGGTCGTGAATAGGTTTATTGGCAACTTTTTCTCCTAACCAAAATCTTGGTTGTACGAATTCATAATAACGATGCTTCAATACATCTTTAGAATCTTCTTTGTGTTGATAACCTAATTTTGGTTTAACATCATGAAGGCCTTTTACTTCCCAAATTTCTTCATCTTTTTCTTGTAGATTGGTACCATCAATGGCATTTAAATCATATTCAAAATCTGGTAATTCTAAAAACTCATGAACTCGTTTTAATTCTTTTTGTGGATCATTCATCAGATCATCATAGTCAATAATTAAAAAACATTCAGGTGCAAATGAATATCCTTTTTCAAATGTTTGATATGATTCTTTGAGGTGTTTAATCAGGTCATCTTTGAGTAAAAAATGATCCAAATTTTTTGGTTTAGCCACACGAACAAAAGAAGCGGCACAATCTTCTACATTACGAACTGTGGCAATAATTTTAGGTTTATGTCCAAGAACTTTAGACATGGTACGCATGTTCGTATCATCAGCCCAACCTCTAGCTTTATCAAGAATGATGGGTTTATCAATGTCATGATATTGAGTTTTACAGATGTTATTTAAAACATGCTGAATCTTTTCTTCTTCCTTTTTCTGATCCGTTTGAGCTCTAGTGGTCAAACTATCAGCCCATGCTCTTAGAGTACCTACTAGGGTATCTAAAAGATTAGAAGTGGATGTGGCATGAATGCTTGGATTTTGGCTAAGAATAGCAGCCAATACTGTTGAACCAGAACGTGGAAGTCCTGAAAGAAAATATATGTTTTTCACTGGTAAAACCTTTCAAATAATTAATTCACACTATTATATATGATACTTGGATTGATGGCAATGTTGTTAAGGTATTTTACAATATCATGTGGAACTATGATAATTTGGCAAACCCGGCGTAAGGCCCCATACTAACTAAAGTCCAATTTGTTGCTGATCCTACTTGTATTGGACTGGATCGGGTAACTTTATCATTTCTTCCTAATTGGCCATAATTATTTTGTCCCCAAGACCACAATGTGCCATCTGTTTTGGTGGCCGTAAAACTATACGCACCTCCACTAATTAAACTCCAATTTGTTTCTGTTCCTACTTGTGTTGGACTGGATCTATAAACACCTCGATTATTGTGTCCTAATTGGCCAAAATCATTTTTTCCCCATGTCCATAAAGTACCATCAGTTTTAGTAGCTGCTTGTATAGGACCGGGTGCACCGATAACAAAATTATTTAAACTCCAATTGGTATTTGCTCCAATTTGTACTGGACTCGACCTACGAACTGTATCATTTCTTCCTAATTGGCCATTGTTATTATATCCCCAACTCCATAGTGTGCCATTAGTTTTGGTGGCTATAGTATAATTATCTCCGAGTTTTGCTTGACTCCAAGTTGTATCTGATCCTACTTGTATTGGACTGGATCGGGTAACTCTATCATTTCTTCCTAATTGGCCTTCTTCGTTAATTCCCCACATCCATAAAGTACCATCAGTTTTGGTGGCCGATACAACTCCCACTCGACCAACACCTATTTTACTCCAAGTAGTTCCTGATACTTGAACTGGACTAGATCGGTTAACTCTATCATTGCGGCCATGTTGACCAGAATCATTTTGTCCCCATGTCCATAAAGTACCATCGGTTTTGATAGCTGCAAAGAAATAGGGGCTGATACTTATCAATGACCAATTGGTATTTGTTCCAATTTGTACAGGACTGGATCTATTGACTCGATCATTATGTCCTAATTGACCATTACTATTATTTCCCCATGACCATAGGGTACCATCAGTTTTGGTGGCCAACACAGAATACCTTGCCGTACTTATTTGATTCCAATTTGTATCTGTTCCTACTTGTGTTGGACTGGATTTAGAAGAAGAACCAATATTTAATCCATCTTCTCCATTCCCAGAATGAAAACCCCACACATATAATCCTGGCGCTGGACCTATCGTTACCGTCAAACTAAATGTACGACTTGCATCTTGATTTTCAACGTCAGTTGCTTTCACATCGAATGTGTAAGTTGTTTGTGTACCAATTGTTACAATACCAGAAAATAATCCGTTAGCGGCCAATGTAGTACCAGCAGGTAGCGATGTGGTGTTTGCATAAGTTATTGATGAATCGGAGTTTGCGCTCAGATTAACAGAAAAAGATGTATTGGCATTTTGGTTACTTAATGTTGCACCGGTGCTCCATGCTGGGAATGAACTTGTTGTCAATCCATTAATTCGAATACCTGTACCTCCATTACTGTTAACGACATATACAGGATATGAAGCCGCTGTGAGTGCTGGAACTTGTGCTCTGAGTGTTGTTGAATTTACAAAAGATACCGCAGGAGCCGCAGTTGATCCAAATACCACAGTTGAACTATTGGTAAATCCTGATCCAGTAATAACAACATATCCACCAGTAGTATTGGCTGCCGTATCATCTAAAATATTATAAGATGAATCTGCAATTTGAATTGTAGTAATTAGTGGAGATGCTGAGTTTGCCAGTATGGCTGCATTGGTATTTGCAGTTGCAAAAGCAGCAGCTGCCACAGCAGTAGCAATAGTTGCAAGAGTGTTTGCATTAGTTGCAGTAGCTAAACCACTTGCAACAGATGAATCAAGTTTATCTGAAGTAATTGATGATGCGAGGATATTGTTTGCTGTTATTTTTGCCATGTAATTTATGCATTTCTTTTTGCGATTGATGAGTAGTGTCCAGCATATACTTCACTCCAATCTGTTGCTGTTCCAATTTGAACAGGACTGGATCTGTTATTTATATCGTTTTGTCCTAATTGACCATTACCGTTATTTCCCCAAGACCATAGTGTGCCGTTAGATTTTAATGCCGTTACTCCATGATAATCACACACGGCATTTAACCAAGTTGTTTCTACTCCAACTTGAACTGGACTGGATCTCTGAATTGAATCATTTAAACCTAATGATCCATATTCGGTATTATTCCATCCCCAAGTCCATAGTGTGCCATCAGTTTTAATACCTACAGAATTTCTTGATGTTGAAATTGTATTCCAAGTACCTGTACCTATTTGTACCGGACTGGACCTATTAATTTTGTTATTTAATCCAAGTTCGCCTAAAGAATTTGATCCCCATACCCATAGTGTACCATCTGTTTTAATAGCTGCAGGATAGGCCGTATCACAAGGACTTTCGGAGAATTTTAACCAATTTGTTAACGCACCAATTTGGACCGGAGAGGACCTATCAATTGTCGAATTGTTGCCAATTGCATATCCTGGACCCCAAGCCCATGCCGTGCCATCGGTTTTAATAGCATAAAGATTGTATGCTGCAGTTTTAATTTGAGCCCAATTTGTCATTGTGCCAACTTGAGTTGGACTGGACCTATCGGTTATACTATTTAATCCTAAAGCGCCATAATTACCATAACCCCATGTCCACAATGTACCATCAGTTTTAATGCCTGCAGAAAAATAATAACCAATGCTTATGGAAGACCAATTTCCTGTACCAATTTGAGTTGGACTGGACCTATTAATTATATCATTTAATCCTAAGTTACCACGAAAATTTCGACCCATCGCCCACAAAGTTTTTGTTGGTGATTTTCCTTTTAAAAGTAATGTATGTGCAGCTCCACTAGTAGCGTTTGACCACAAATAAGCTTCACCAATTTGAACAGGACTGGACCTAGCAATTGCATCATTTGTGCCTAATTGTCCAAAAAAATTTTCTCCCCATCCCCATAGATTAGACAATTGACTACCAGGAAAATCACTTGTTATTAAACCTCTTGGTCGAATTGCAGTACCGCCACTACTATTCACCACATATACAGGATAAGTTCCTGATGAGATGGCTGGAATCTGTGCTCTAAGTGTGGATGAATTCACCAATGTGGTTGTTAATGCGGTGTTACTGGATCCAACCACAACAATTGCGCCGGATTGAAAATTGGAACCTGTAATTTGTAAGTATGCACCGGTGGTATTGGCTTCGGCAATATTTAGAACATTATAAGATGAATCTGTAACTGATACTACATTAATTGTTGGAGGCAAAGCGGCAAGCTCTTGAGTTTGTAATGTAACAAATGTATTAACTGCTTGTGCGGCCACATTGGCAGCAATTGCCAAATCATTAGCAATACCTGCGGCATTAAATGTGTTTGCTACACCAGAATCAAATACAAAAGACTTGATTGAGTTGTTTGCAATATTAATCGCACGGACATATTGAGTCATTTGAAATTAATTTGAGGTAATAGCTATTGTGTGAGAATGTCCACCTACAATTTTACTCCAATTTGTATTTGTTCCTATTTGAACTGGACTACTTGATGATATACCTGAATTTAATCCTCGTTTTCCATTACTACCATCTCCCCATGACCAAAGAGTGCCATCAGTTTTAATTGCTATAGCATGTGTTTGGCCGGTGCTTATTTCACTCCAATTTGTATTTGTTCCTACTTGAACCGGACTGGATCTATAAATTGTATTGTTAATTCCTAATTGACCATAAGCATTCATTCCCCATGCCCATAAAGTGCCATCAGTTTTAATTGCAAAACTATGGTTCTGAGCTGCAGCCACTTTACTCCAAGTTGTTCCTGCAACTTGACTTAGATTAGAAACGTTGGACACGTTATTACGTCCTAGCTGGCCCGTATCATTATTTCCCCATGCGTAAAGAGTATTATCTGTTGATCTAACAGCTAAACAATGAGCACCACCAAGAGCTATCGAACTCCATACTGATCCATCTATTAACTGTGGAGTTGTTTGTGTGGTTGTATTAAAGTTTCCTATTTGTCCAGAACCATTATGGCCCCATGACCAAAGTGTGCCATCAGTTTTTGTGGCCAAACCATTTTTTTCTGAAGCTAATATTAGATTCCATGTAGTACCTGAACCAACTTGAACAGGACTGGATTTATAACTACCACTACCAATGCCATCACCTAACCGGCCGTCATTGGTAACTCCCCAAGACCACAAGGTGCCATCAGTTTTTGTAGCTAAAGAATGAAGCGGTCCTACTGCTACTCTGTTCCAATTTGTTCCTGTTCCTACTTGAATTGGACTGGATCTATTAACTGTATTATTTTGTCCTAATTGGCCATAACTATTACGACCCCATGACCAAAGTGTGCCATCCGTTTTTGTTGCTAAAGTATGTGTGCTGTCAAAATAATGATTGGCCGCTCCTATATTATTCCATGTAGTACCTGAACCAACTTGAACAGGACTGGAATAACTTGTTTCACTATTTTGACCTAATTTTCCATAACTACCAGAACCCCATAACCATAATTTTGTTTGTGGTATTACTGTGACAGTTAAGCTAAATGTTCTAGAAACATCCTGATTTTCAGCATCGGTGGCTTTCACATCAAATGAATATGTGGTCTGAGCACCAATAGAAACTGTACCAGAAAAATATCCGTTAGCAGCTAATGTTGTACCAGCTGGTAATGCTGTAGTATTGGAATAAGTTATTGATGAATCGGAGTTTGCACTTAAACTAACTGAGAAGGCTACATTTGATGATTGATTACTTAACGATGATCCAGTTGACCATGCTGGAAATGAACTGTATGTTATACCATTTACTTTAATTGCTGTTGCACCAGTGACACTATCAACCACATATAAAGGATATGATGCTGCAGCCAAGCCAGGAACTTGAGCTCGTAACTGTTTTGTATTTGCAAATGTGGTACTAGTAGCATTAGTCGTACCAACAATAACAACAGACTGATTCGTAAAACCCGTTCCGTTAATTACCAAATAACCACCACCTGTATTAGCTGCTGTATCATCTATAACATTATAAGATGAATCGGCAATTTGCACACTACTAATGGCCAAAGAAACAATGTTTGCAACGGCTGCATTGGCTGCTTCGGCTGCCGCTAACTTTGTAGTAATTGTATTATCTAAATTTGATGTTGTTATTTGTGTAAACGCCATTTTTTATCCTTAGATTGACATCTCTCTAATTTGAACGACCACATTGGCTACTGGTGCGGTTACAAATGTTAATGTTACTCCACTTACTGTGTAATCTGATACAGGCACTTGACAGATACCGTTTTCATATACAAACATTGAGTTGGCTGTTTGACCTGCTGTTACAGTAAATAAGGTTTGTGCACCATTTGCTGTGTATCTACGCATTACAGGTTGTGTTAATGGCACCAACTTATTAGTTGGCATCTCACGAATCTGTATGGTTTCATCTGATTGTGGAGTTAACACATAGGTTAATGTTGTACCACTTACTGTATAATCATCACCAGGGAATTGACACACACCATTGTTAAACACCATGACTGTATTTGCGGTGTGTCCAACTGAAATTGTAAATGTGTTGGTTGATCCGTTACCTTGATAAATTCGTGTTGAGTAAGCAGTAGGGCTTACATTCATAATACTACCAGCAACTGTGGTCACTTCTATTGTATCATTGGCTGTTGCTACGCCTGTAAGAATAACATTTGCAGCAGCGATAGAATATGTGCCTTTTTCTTGATAGACACCATTTAAAAATACAAATGTGTTATCTTCAGAATCAGGCACAGCAGACAATGTAAATTGTGTTTGACTACCATTACCTGTAAATGTATCTACTGTTGCAGTGAATGAAGTTAAACTACCACCACCTGCACCACCTGAACCTGCGGCTGCATTTGCTGTATTGGCTAAAGTGTAAGCATCGTTGGCTTTATTAAATGCAGCTTGTGCTTTCGTATCAGCAGCAGTTATATTGGTGTTTTGAGTTGTGTCTACACCTTGTAGTATGGTGATATTTGTATTCTGTGTGGTATCAACACCCTCGATGATTGACATACGTGTATTTTGTGCTGTGTTTACACCTTGAATAATTGTAATATTATTGGTTGCAGTATTGGCCAACACAAAAGCTTCTGCAACGGCTGTACCAAGATCCACACCATTAGCAGTAATCGAAGTGGTAGTAACATTACCAAACACAAAACTTGCTGTGTTACTGATTGCATCTGGTAGTATTTTTAATATTGGCATTTACAAACCTTTTATTCTTATTGTTTATTTATTTGTTTTGTAATTAAGCTATTGCCCAATTTTGTAGCACTCTTATACCAGCATAACTAGGCGGAGTACCACTAATTATTTCTGTAAAATTCAAATTATCATTACTTGCACTAACTGTTATATTACTTACATATCGGGTAGAATCATCTGAACTACCTATTCGTAAAAATTTTACATCAGTACCTACATATTTTTCAGATCCCATATCGTAATCAACTACAAATGGCAGAGGATTCATATTAGTATCGTCCAGCGCTGTAGCATTTTGATTATTCAGATTTGTTAATGATCCAGCACTAGGAGCTACAGGAGAAGATAATGTTTGTGTGATATAATTTCCAGCACTATCTCTAAATGATAATTCTGTTAATTGAGCTTGCGAGCCGCCACCATTTACTGAATTTAATGTTACTCTAAAATATCTATATGATTGCAAAAACGTAATTGCTCCAGAAGAAGTAAATTTATAATATCTGTATCCACCAGAAGTTGTTACTGTTGGTGATCCAGTTGTTGAAGTTGCAAGTGCAAATGAATCAGGATACCTGAATATACAAACACCAGATCCACCGGCAAACATTCTACCACCACCGCCTCCTCCAGTATTTGTTGAACCAGCACTAGTGCCTCCTGTGCCACCACCACCGGTGCCACCAAGACCGTTAACGGCTCCATAGCTGTTAGATCCTGTACCTCCACCACCAGCATAATAAGTTCCATCTAACCATTGTTTTCCAGCACCGCCAGCACCTCCGCTAGTTCCAGAAACACCTACTGCTCCAGCTCCACCACCACCACCTCCAGTATATGGAGCTCCGGTTTGGTTTGCGCCTCCAGCATTTCCATATCCAGTTCCGCCATTATTACTTGTTTGTATGGAATTTCCTACATTTGTTACGCCGCTGTGTATTCCTCCGCCACCACCTGAACCTCCATCTTGGCCATTATAAGAATAAGGTTGTGATGATCCTGCACCGCCACCCATACCTCCACCATAAGTGAGTCGTGTTATAGAAGAATTAGCTAAAGTCGAATTGTCACCTCTTTGTGAACCTGAAGCACCACCAGCACCTATCGTAACAGTATAAGCCAATCCACTTCCTGTTATTGTTCCTTCTAACCAACCGCCAGCGCCACCACCGGCACCATCAACTGTACCACCAGTTCCAGAACCTCCGCCTGCACCACCACCTGCTATTAACAAATAGTCAATCGATGTCGGCACAGGTAAAAAAGCACTGACAGTTAAATTAAATGTTCTGGTAGAATCTTGATTTTCAACATCTGTAGCTTTAACACCAAATGAATAAGTATTAGCTGATGTTATGGTACCATAATAATATCCATTGGACAATAAATTAAAGCCTGTTGGTAGTATTGTGGTATTCGAGTATGTAACTGATGAATCTGATGTTGCGGATAATGTATTAGAAAATGCAATATTAGATGTTACATTAGCTAAAGTTGTTGATGTTAACCATTGTGGCATGGTTGAAATAACAAATGAACTAGAGTATAAAGCACCTGATGAATTTGAATTGTAAACCGATACTGCATAGTTTCCTGTGTTTGAAACAGGTAATTGAGCTCTCAATTCTGATGAATTTACAAATGTAACATTGGCTGTTGGTATCATCGTACCATTAAGAAACACATTCGCTGTTGAAGTGAAATTACTACCAAGAATACGAATATATGAATTGCTGATTGCAGCAGCCGTATCATCTAAAGTATTATAACCACTATCAGTTACAACAATAGATGAAATAGAAGGACCTGTAGACGCACCAGAATTTACCAATCTGACAGATGTTGTAACAATCTGACTATTCTTGGCTGTTTCTTGTCCTATCTGAGATTGGCTTGCTGTTGTAATTGCCATTAACTAATCTCACTACCATATGCATTGATGCTTACAAAAGAAGTATTTGCATTGGCAGTAAGAACATCTGTAGCAGCCAATGTAATACCGAGTGTTAACGAAACAGTATCATTACCTGGAACGGGAGTATCATAGTTAATATAATGTTTAGCTGCAAGTGCTTCACCAGATGGCCGAACAGCCAATCTAAATGTAGCACCTGTGTTTGCCTGATTACATACTGTAACAGTACTCAATATGGTACTTGTAAGAGATGGCACAGTATACACAGTTGTTGCTGTGTGTGCTGTTGGGTTAATTTGTCCTAGAACTTTATATGTTATTGGCATTTTATTTCCTTTAAGCGCCCATCAATAAGAATGGACTAATAATATTATTAACTGTATATAGTGTGGTATTGGATGTACCAATTGTTGTTACTTCTATAATCTGAGTATTGGCTGGTGCAGAGGTAAATGTAAGTGTTGTTCCAACAACAGAGTAAGCAGACCTTGGTTGTGTAACACCACCAATCACAGCCGTTGTATAGTTAATAGTTGCTGGTGTTGTTGATAATGTGTATGCAACAGTTGAACCATCACCTGTGAATGTATCAACAGTAGAAGTTAATACGGCATCAGATGTGTTTGCTTTATTAAAGGCTGCTTGTGCTAATGTTGTTGCTGTATTAGCTTGAGTGAATGCAGCATTGGCTGTTTGTCTAGCAAATGTATCAGCACCACCAGCAGTGTTAGCTGCATTAAAGGCTGCTTGAACGTATGTTAGTCCAGCAATCTTTTCGTAAGTTGTTCCGTTGTTGGTAAATTCCCAAGCCGTATTGGCTTCAGACCATAATAGTTTTGTATTGGTAGAAGAACCACGATTGACTTCAATACCAGCACTTAAAGAAGGTGCACCAGTTACATTTGAATTCAATGTAATGATGTTATCTTTGACAGTTAAGTTTTCTGTGTTTGCATATACGGTGGCACCAGTAATTGTTAAGTTTCCTGTTACTACTGTATCACCAGTAATTGTACCACCAGATGATGAGAATTTTGTATTGGCTGTATTGAAAGCTGCCTGTGCCAGTACATTGGCTGAGTTTGCTTTATCAAAAGCGGCTTGTGTTTGTGTTTCTGCATTACCAATTCTAGTATTTTGTGTTACTTCAATACCAGCAAACAAAGAACTAAAGTTTGCTAAATCACTGGCTACAGTATTGGCTTTTGCAAAGGCCGAATTAGCATATTGATTGGCCGCATTAGCTTGTGCAAAGGCTGCGTTTGCTTGGCCGTAAGCTGAACCAGCTAAAGAGTTGGCTGCATTAGCTTGAGCATAAGCTGAATTAGCATATTGATTGGCCGCATTAGCTTGATCAAAAGCAGCTGCACCTGTGGCCGCTGAAGCGCCAGCAGATGTTTGTACCGAACCATCTGAGAATGTAATACCATTGGCACCAGTAACATAAATGCCACCTGTATATAAATTACCTGTGATGCCTACACCACCAGAAACGATTAACGTGCCTGATACATTTGATGTGGAGATTTGTCCTGAAGATAAAACTAATTGGCCGATAGTAGCGGAGTTAATTGAACCGTTTCTTTTCCAAGCACCAAGCGCAGCATTCCATTGATAAACAATGCCGTTTACTAGAGCGGTTTGATTATTTGCCGGTGAGGTTGGAAATGCCATGTAATATTCCTAGGTTATCTTATATTTATTCTGTTGGTGGAACAAATTCTACCCAAGATGTTGTATCTTCATCCCAAACAAACATTTTACCTTCTTCTACAGGCATTGGTGTTGGTGCATCCCACAGACAAGTATCTTCATTCAATACCCATGAATTGAATGGCTTTGGCGGAATAAATGCATCACGACCAGCATCGTATGCGTAACCAATACCAGCAAAGTTCTTTCTTAATGGAGTTCCACCATTAGCGTGAACACCACCGTGTGTGTTGTATGATGTTTGCACCCAAGATGCTGGGTCACCCCAATGTCCGGTGTTTAAAACATCTTGCTCAATAACAATAACTTGCGTTACTGTTCCATCTTCTACTTTTGCAAAATGACTCATTTTTTACTTCTCCTTTTTATTTAACCTAATATAGCCAGGCCAGCATATAGAGTGGATGTGGCTCGCAACCAAGTTGTTCCTGTTCCGACTTGAACGGGACTTGATCTACTAGTGGTTGAACCCAATCCTAACGGACTGGTGCCGCCACCTGCATTGCCCAATCCCCAAGACCATAATGTACCATTTGTTTTAGTTGCTAGTGTAAATTCATTATTTTTACCACAAAAAACTTCACGCCAAGTTGTATCGGTTCCTATCTGAACAGGACTGGAATAATTATTTGTGTTATTTGTACCTAATTGGCCTCGATTATTATTTCCCCATGCCCATAGTGTTCCATCGGTTTTGATTGCTAGAGCTCTATCACCACTCATAGAAACGTTTGACCAATTTGTTCCTGTTCCGACTTGTGTTGGACTGGACCTATGAGATGTAGTGTTATGACCAAGAGATAGTCCTGGAGCTCCCCAAGTCCACAATGTTCCATCAGTTTTAATTGCTGCACTATTTCGAGTTCCAGCGGAAACTTTTGACCAATTTGTTGATGATCCATTTTGCACAGGACTATCTGTTATTACATATGGGCTAGATTCATTTAATCCTAAAGCACCAGTATTACTTGGATTTCCATTTGTACCCCAAACCCACAAGGTACCATCGTTTTTAACTGCTAATGTGTGAGTATATCCACCGACAACCTCTGCCCAAGTTGTTAATGATCCTACTTGTGTTGGTACATAGGTAAAATAACCAGGTCCTCCATATCCTATACCTGATTGTCTATATGAATTATCACCCCAAGCCCATAATGTGCCGTTGTCTTTGATTGCAAATGAAGTATTGTATCCGGCTGAAACTTTATTCCAATTCGTAGCGCTTCCAATTTGTATAGGACTACCTACTGAAGTTATACTATTGTTACCCAATTGTCCGTTACCGTTAAATCCCCAAGCCCACAAAGTATAATCAGATTTTTTTGATATAGTATGATTGTGACCAGCAGAAATATTCATCCAAGTTGTTAGAGATCCAACTTGAACTGGACTTAAAACACCCCCACCTCCGGTACCTAAAACTCCGTATGTGTTATTACCCCATGTATACAAATAACCATAGTCTGGTGTTTGAGAGGTATCAGTAATTACAATTGGGCTTGCGGTATTTACTACTGGTGTACCATCTAATGAGCCAGTAAGAATTTGAATACCTAAAGTTTTAGTTCCATCTGTAGCATCATCCGCTGAAATTGTTACATTCCATACAGCACGATTATTTGTAACTGTAATAGAACCCGTATTACCGCCAACAATATCCGAATTGGTGGTGTTACCCGTGGTCTTCCAATACAATGTGGTACCATCGGCTGTGTTGGTTGTAGTTACTGTAAATTGTACCGTAGTGTTCGAGGTTTCATTTAATGGCATTTCTAATCCTTAACTTACATTAGATGTGATGGTGTATTGAACAAGAATATTGGACGATATCAGTATTGGTCCAGAAATATCAATCCAATTATTACTTACACCATCATATGAATACATATACAATGTTTCATCTGTTAAACTTAACCATAAATCACCAACAGTATTACCTGTAGGTGCTGTGTTACTTGATGTTGCTCGAGCACCAGAGTTTGCTCTGTTGAAAGCAGCTTGTGCTAAAGAATTTATGTTGGTAATATTTGTATTCTGTGTAACATCAACACCTTGAGTATAAATGGTGTTTGCAGAAACGGTGTTTGCTGTTGTTCTAGCATACGAATCTATGCCTGTTGCAGCTGTTGTTTGTGTGGTACCATCCGGGAATGCTACATTACCTTTAAAGTAGTCTGCATTAACATTAGCTTTAGCAAATGAAGCATGGTTAATATTAACATTGTTATTTGCAGTAATTTCAGGAGTATAACCTTTAAATACATACCATTCTTTTGTGTCAGGATCTCTTATGAATCCTGTGTGTGCATTGGTGCCATCATTGTAGTGACCACTAATACCAATGTCTAATAAATCGGATGTATAATTTCCTGTTCCTAATGTTATTAAAGAATCGATAACAGTAAATGAAGTTGTATTGATTGTTGTTGTTGTACCTAGTACAGTCAAGTTTCCTGTAACGGCTAAATCTTGTGATACATTTAATGATCCAGTGATTGTACCACCTGAAGATGACAACTTTGTATTGGCAGCATTAAAGGCTGCTTGTGCATTAGTTTCTACGGCTGTAAGTCTGGTGTTCTGTGCAACATCAACACCAGAGAGATATAATGTATTTGCTGAAGCAGTGTTTGCCTCTGAGTATGCAGCTTCACCAATTGATCCACGAATTTCAGCTTGAGCAGTCCACTTACGACCACCTGGAAATGTACTATCATAAATTAATACATCACCAGTATTACCTGTACCAAGATTTGGCTCAGCAGAACTTAGGTCTAAGTATTGATATCTATTAGCTGCAACGTTAGCTGCACTAGTTACAGGTACACGGCCACTAATTAATCTGGATTTGGTCGACATGTTTTATATTAAGCGTTAGCAGTTTCGAGATAAGATAATACCAATTGTGCTCTGTCGTTTGCACTAGCACTAATTGAGAATGAATCTCCAGTTTGTAATATTAATTTACCAGTTAACAGACTTGCAGCATCACTAACAGGTATGGTTGTATTTTTAATAAGTGATACTGAATTACCACTACGAACATGGTTAGCCGAAACAGTTACAGAATTAGTAGGATCAATATTTGAAACTTGTGTCAACAGAACAACAGTTGTTACACCAGCAGGTGTGGTATATACGGTTGTCGTTGACGTTGTAACGTTGGCTGTTGTTGTTTTAAATGTATTTAATGGAATTTGTGTTGCCATTTTATTAACCTTCTAGAGCGAGTATATAAGGAGTCATTTCAGCAAAAAGACTTTTCGAAAAGGTTCTTCCTGAAATCGTAGATGTTGACTGATTAATCGTTAAATCAGATACAACAAAATTACCACTTTGGTCTGTTGAAGTAGCAAACACAGCACCTTCATCAATTCCAATTATCTGTGCAGCCGAGTTAGCAATACCACCTAACTTAGGTAAAGCATTAATTGATGTACCAGCACCAACATATTCAAAAGTCTGGCCGGATGCTCTCAATTGACTTTGCTGATAAAATTTAACACCTGTTCCACTTGAGAATGAATTTGCAATTGAGTTTTGGAATGTTACTGTTGTATTACCACCACTTAATGTTGTTGCTTCAGTAACAGGATAATAACTTTCAGCTGCATCTCCATCTATTTTCATAATCAAACCTGTGTATGGAATAGTTGCTGTGATTCCCAAAGCACTATTCGCTACGACATTATTTAGGTCGATTGTAAAAGTTGCTTCAGCACTAGTCATTGACAAATTAGCTGTCATCGCCAACTTACCTTTACCGTTGGCAACTAAACCTTTGTTACCAAAGTTTACGTTACAGTTACCCATTGAAGCAGTACCACCTGATTCGGCTAAGAATGCCGTATCACAGAAAATACCATAAATGGAAACCAACTGTGTGTAACCATCATTCAATACATGTATCCCCGTACCACCAGAATTGACCTGAGTGAATTGTGCAGAGATAATACTCTTGTTGCCTGTCGCCAAATCTCCATCGATTTTGATGCCTGTTCCTGTCGTTGTGATTGACGAGCAATTATAAATGTATGGACTACCAGTAATGTATGTGGTATACCTAGAACTTGCAGCTGCAGGTGAATTTCTAAGTGGTATGCCTAAAGAATATACAGAAGTATTATTTGGTTGTGTTGACCAGTTTGCATCTACTGTGGCAACTTTTGTTGTGCCGTTGTAAGAAGAAACATTGGCTGATTGTCCTGATCCTGTTCCACCAGTAATAGTAACTTTCATACTCTTATAATGATCGGTGTAAGTCGATGCGCCAGAATTTAAAGTAATTGTATTTGCACCACCGGCTTGTGCTGTACCTGTTTCTAATGTAGTTGTTGGAAAAGAAACAGCGGCACCAGTATATTCTATAAATTTAAAACCAGTTACATAACTGTTATTGTTTACATAGAAAACATTATTAGAAGTTGTTGTTGGTTTAATAATACAAGTTCTTTCACCAGAACCTTGTACTTGAACATTCTGTGGAATAATAATTGGTGTAATTTCTGTATATGTTCCTGAATGAACTACAACAGAATCACCAGGTTGTGCCAGAGCTACAGCTGCACGAATGGTTGCCTTAGCGGCACTTGGTGTATCACCTTTAAAGTTATCGTTACCATTCATTGCCACATGCCAAGTGTTACCTGTTGGTGCAGAAGATATATCAATAATTTGACCATTGTTTAATTGAATAAACATTCTACCATCAATTAGATTGATAGATGGTTCACCTGGTTTTAAACTGTTAACTGCTGGTATTGTACCAGAAGCAGTATTAGAAAATGTTAATGATACATTAGAAATAGCACCAGCAGCAATTGTGTTTGCAAAATTATATGATGCCTGTGCTAACACATTGGCTGAATTGGCTTTATCAAATGCTAATTGACCAACTGTACCTGTGGCAGTATTGGCTGCATTAAAAGCCGCTTGAGCAAATGATTTAGTTGCAAGTGTTGTACCACCTAGAGTTACACCATCATGAACAACAACTGTTTTTTGGTCTGTATCAACCGTGAGTTCGGCCAAAGCACCAGTAAAAGATGCTGTCTGTGCCGTAGTACCTCTACGGATTTGAACTATAGTAGAATTGTTAGCTGCCATATTTTTTCCAACTTATATGTATATTTATAGTGTTCCGTAATCGAATAATATTGGACCCGGTGTTTGGGGTATCCAACCGTGGTCTATATATTGACCACCGGTTATCGTATAAGTTCCTGCTCCCGTGTTTGCTTGATCAAAAGCCGCTTGAGCCAAAACATTGGCTGAATTGGCTTTATCTCTGGCAAATTGATCGGTTGAATCGCCACCGCCGCTTGCTGTAGAATTAATTGTGATTCTTTTATTAAATGTGTCCGTAGATATGGTAATATTATTACCAGGAAGAATTGATAGTGTATCATACGGAGAAGTTGCTAATATCAGAGAAGAATTAGCATTGATTGTAGCAAAAGAATCGGTTGCTGGGCTAGTAGAAATACTAGCGATTGAACCATTTGAGGCTTTATAGAACAGTTTTCCATCAGCGTAGTTTAACGCCAACTCACCATACGATAGTGAAGGTGGTACGTTACCTGTTACACCTGATTTCTTTAACTGTACTGTTGTGTTTGCCATTTACCTTAAAAACTTCCGCCATCTTTGAGTGTATCTTCCGAATTACTAAAAACATCCAATGTTGGTGTTTCAGTAACTTCTTTTTTTACTTCCTCAACTTTTTTTCTTTTAGCAGGAGTTAATTGTAAATAGTCAATCTTATCATTTAGTTCTTTAATTTTTAATTCATACGAACTAGTTAAATCAGCAATAATTTTTTCATTATCAACACGAACATTATTTAATTCTTCCCGTGTTTTGTTTAACTCGGTTCTGAAAGTGTCTACATGTTGTACTTGATGTTTAACATTTTCATATTCAGCTTTCATTGTTTTTAACTGAGAAATCTCCTGATTCAATGTGTTGATTGTGTTTACATGGTCTTTGATACTATTTTCTAAATTTTGATAACGTTGATTATCAGAATCATTTTGCTGTTTTTTAGCAGATTCTAAATCTACTTTAAGAGCATTAATAGTACCATCTAAACCTTCAACCTTCTTAGTGTGTTCCTCAATTATTTCTTTGCTGATTCTGTCATTTGCTTGTAATGAAATGTTTCTTATCAAACAATCATTTAATGTAGTAATCAATCCCTCAATATAATAATTAACAAACTTTTCATTACCCATTTCAAACTCCCTATTATAAAAAAATTATATAGTATTACTTAGAATGTGCCTCCATCAAGAGCACTTGTCCAAACCGGAACACCAGCATTAGTAACAGTAAGAAGTTGATTACTAAATGTTTGATCAGAAGTACCAGCAGCTGCAGTTACTAATAGTCCGTCAGTAGAGTTACCATATACTAGACCGTTAGTAGTAAATGTTGAACGACCTGTACCGCCTTGGCCAATTGTTAGACCAGAGATTGCAGAGAACGTTGCAGCTGTTACACGACCATAAGCATCAACACTTAACGAAGATACTGTATTGTTAGCGGCACCAGAACCTGTTGCTGTGTATGTTGAGTTAGCAAGAGTTTGTAAAGCGCCTGAGCCATTACCAACAAGAATTGCACCATTTGTAAATGAACCTTGGCCTGTACCGCCTCTTTCAACACCCAATGTGCCAGCAGTAATCTGTGATGCATTAATTGCAATATCAGCACCAGTAGCAGCAGTTACACGACCATAATTGTCAACTGAAAGTGATGTGATTGTTTTAGCAGCAGCTAAAGAACCAGTTAATGTATAAGAAGCATTGGCAAGACTCTTTAACGAATCTGTACCATCTGCAACAACCATCTGACCAAACGTAAAGTCAGTTGATGCTACTACAGCATTATTTGCCTTATCGAAAGCAGCTTGTGCCTTGGTATCAGCATGAGTAATGTTGGTATTTTGTGTTGCATCTACGCCTTGTGTGTAGATAGTATTAGCATTTGCATTACTTGCTGTTGTTGATGTTGTATTGGCAAGGTTGTATAGACCTTGAATATGAGTATCTAAATTGATACCATTGTTAATAATGCCAGTAGATTTAACATATCCAACATTAACGTTTGCTGTGTTAAAGCTGGCGTTGGCTACATCGATACTATTACCAATTAATTCTGGAGTGTATCCATCAAATACATAGTATTCTTTTGTACCAGCATCACGGAAGAAACCAGTATGTCTTGCAACACTACTACCATCCGTGTAATGTCCAGCAAAACCAATGTCAACCGCATCAGAACTATTGTTCGAAGCTAAAATAATTAATGGGTCAACAACATTCAATGTAGCTGTATTAACTGTTGTATGCATACCTTGAACTGTTAAATTGCCAGCAATTGTTACAGAACCATCAATTGTTTGACTTGTGATTGCTGTATTGGAACGAACAACAGTTGTGTCAACATCTAATGTAATTGTGTTGGCTGTAATTGCCGATGTGATGCCAGCACCACCAACCACATATAGTGTTTCACCACCATCAATTTGAGTTGTACCGGAATCACCAGAAAGACCAAATGATGTGGAAATGGACTGCGTTGAAATGGCTGTAACACGTCCGTTAGCGGCAACAGTAACAACTGGAATGGCAGTAGAAGAACCGTATGAACCAGCACTTAGACCTGGAATGGCATTAAGTGAGGCATTTAATGTAACTGCACCTGTACCATCAAAGTTAACGCCGGTAGCAGAGATGTCGCCACCAGAAATAGAGAAACTTCTTGGTGTCTGTAGACGGACAGCAGCATTGGCAACACCGTCAATTGTACCAGAAATGAATCCTGTTACTGTGATGTTTGTAAAGGTTGAATTACCTGAAGCATCACGTTTAACGATTGTGTCTGGAGTTGCAGCCGAAGTTGCATTGTCGATTGCTTGAGTATAATAGACACCACCAACGTTGATGGCACCGTTACCAGCGGCAGTACCTAAGAAAAGAGTATTCGATAGATACGAATAACCTAACTCACCAGCTGCCAGGGAACTTGGTCTGGTTGTGCTTGACGAGCGTTTGATTAAAATATTTGTATTTGCCATTTGTTTTCCTTATTATTAGGCGTTAACCACTATTACTATTTAGAAATTTCCACCGTCTACGGTAGCTACATTTATATTACCTGCTGAATCTCTTAGAACTATTGTATTTGCTGCATTTTCGGTGGTTGTGAGACCACCAATTCTAATAATTTGACCAGTCCTATCACCAATATAAAGTGTATTGGCTATAAAAGAATAAGCCAACTCACCATCATTGAGAGTTGTTGGTCTCGTATTTGCATACGACCGAAGTATTTGTATTGATGTATTGGACACTTAGAATGTTCCTGCGTCTAGTCCAGCCACAGCGGCCGATACTGGTGCAACAATAAACGAATCGGTTGCAGCTCTATATACCAGAACTTCTCCGTCTGCAGCACCTCTAACATCAACATCAGTAGCACCTTTAATTGTACCTGAACCGCCATAATTAATCGAGCTAACTCTTGGATTAACTGTTGTACCTACTTGTACTCTTACTGTTCCTATGGTTTGATCTGGCATTTTTTACCTCGTAACTGATGGAGAAACATCTACAGAACCTTCCAATATTCTTGTAATTTGGCCATTATTTGTTCCAATAATTTTGGTATCATAAACATAACGACCTGGGGCAATATTTGCCGTTACTGCTGAAGATAAACTAAGAGTAATTGAACCTTGACCAGAATTGACACTCGTAGTAAACGTAGCCGTGGTGTTAGCGGAATAATGTGACTTACGAATTTGGCTCTGAGCCGTATAGTTTGTCAAATCAAAGACATCTCCATAGACATCATCAACGGTGATTGTCGTAGTGAAAGAAGTACCTTGTTCGATGTATAGATTTGAATAGGCTGCCGGCATCTTATTTTACTTATAGTTAACTATTATATTTAGGTTATACAAACGCTGGACCAGTAGCCCAAACTACTAAACTTTTTCTAATTCCTGAAGTAACTGGTGTTACTCTGTGTGTTTTAAAAGAAGGAAACATTGCTAAAAATCCTTTCTTTTTATCTACAGTCAATACTTCTCCTTGACTAGACAATATTTCTAAATTACCGCCCTCATATTCACTTGGGTCACTCAACTGTAATACCATTGATAACTTTCTTGGTGCATCTTGTCCGTGATCTGCGTGCCACCGATAATGACCACCTTCTTCTTGTTTACCATAATATGTTGTATATTGTATAGATTCATTGAATCCAGTAATATTAAATCGATAAAATTGTCCGTTCAACTGCCTTAATATCCAAGATAATTTATTAAATATCCATACATTCTTTTCACTGGGGTGTATCCAAGATATGTCACTTATTCGCACATCTTTTGGAGAAACCTCACCAGCATCTATCTTAGAATCTTCTTTCTCTAAAGAATCTCCTAGTTCTATTATCTTAGATATTTCTTCATCAGTAAACCCACCATTCCAAGTTACGAAATCTTGTTCTGTTATGCCAAAATTTGGTGACGGTGCAATCGCATATAACATAATAATCCACTTTCAAAAAAAATTAATTAACTGTTCTGTTCCAAGATACTGTAACTGATCCTGAATTTGTTCCTGTGCCTATTCCAATAGGATATATTCCTCTACGATTTACTGATACTGAATTATAAGACTTAGTTTCACCTGCATCACCTGTAGAACCTAACACTCCAAGTCCTGGATCTTTTCCGTCCCAAGTTGTTGGTGCTGGCGAAGCAGAACCCCCTAAAGTTGCACCTGTTCCTATATTTCCAGTAACACCGGTAGTTCCTGGATTGCCGGCCGAACCAGCATTTCCGTTACCACCAGCACCACCAGATGTTGCATTTCCATTTGCACCAGCATTTCCTACTGAACCGGCACCACCCGTTGCACCTGGACTTCCTACAGGTGACATGCCTGTATAATCATTAGTGAGATATGGTGTGAAAGAAAAGTTTGCTGTTCCTGAAGCGCCACCTAATCCAAAACCAGAATTGTTAGAATTACCAGCACGACCAGCAGTAGCATTTCCTGTTCCTGAATTATATCTTGCATTATTAAACCAAGAAACATGATTCATCTGACTTGATGCTGGATTAAAAAATCCAGGATTATTTCCTAAAGGCGAACAAAATTGAGAATTTTCTGCGCCCCAATATAGAGCGGCTGCACCACCACCGCCACCACCGCCTCCACCACCTTGACTTCCAGCCGTTCCTGGATTTCCTACGCCAGCGTTGCCAGCTAAACCTCCATTGCCATTAGCTCCTGGATTTCCAGAATTTCCTGTTGCACCTTGATTTCCTGGATTTCCAATTAATCCAGCAGCACCGCCAGCTGTTCCTGGTCCTGCTAATCCTCCAGGACTTCCTGCGCCACCTAATCCTCCAGCGCCACCATTCCATGTATAATTATTTACTGTGTCAAAATATGTTAAATTTCCTGGTGTACCAGTTGCGCCAGTATTTCCTGGTGTTCCTGATGAACCAAAGTTACCTGCATTACCTGGATTTCCTGCTGTACCGTCTTTACCAACCCATGTTGATGGCGCTGCACCGCCAGAACCTGCGGTAACAATTGCACTTCCTGGTGTACCTGCTGTGCCGGTACTTCCTGGAGTTCCTGGATTTCCTGGTGATCCTGACCCTCCAGTTGATCCACCATCACCACCATAACCACCCATAATAGGGGTGTAAATAGTGTTGCTGACCAAATTTGTAGTTCCAATTGCTGATTGAGGATATACAACATTTCCACTTCCTGATCCAATAGCCGTCATACCATAAGACCTTGGACTAAGGCTGCTGTGTACTGCTCCAAGTCCTCCAGTGCCTCCTCTACCACTTGCTGCATTACCACTAGGTCCCCTAGGAGCATTTACAGGTTGAACAACAAATCCACTAGTATTTGACCAAGAAACTCCACGATTTGTAAGTGAGGTAACTCCTCTTGAACCTCCAGGACCTCCAGCACCACCGTTACCACCAGCACCTGCAGTGCCAGCTGTACCTGGATTTCCTGCTGTACCAGCTGTTCCCGGATTACCTAATGCACCTGCATTACCGCCAACACCACCTGGACCACCAACGCCATTTGAACCTGGATTCCCAGCATTTCCTGGATTTCCAATAGTACCCGGTGTTCCTGTATTACCTCTTGCACCTTGAATACCTTGCGCACCAAATCCCGATAGGTTAACTTGTGTTATGCCTAAAGGGATTTGAAAATTTCCAGGACTATTGAAAGTTCTTGAACCAGAACTTACTACACCTTGTTTAAGTGTGCGAAAGGCAACAGGCATCTTACCTGCCTATTGCGTAAAGGTCTTTTAACTTGCTAGTAATTTCATCATATCCAACTAAAACTTTTCTTGGGTAATGTGAAATTGGCAAATCTTCAACAACTTCACAATAAACAATAAAGGGAAGCTTAGTGATAGCAGCTGGTTGGTCTGGAGTTACAAACCAAAGATTTACTGTATCAATAACTTCTTGACATTGGTTCTCATCGGTATAAAAGAGATGAACAAAGTTGATGTTGTTGTCATCCATCCACTTTTTAACCCGATAACAATCAGCTGCGTCAGCTGTTAAGCCAGCATACAAATGAATATCATCAATTTTGACAAAAGACATTTTTTTATTACTCCTTTTAATTAATTAAAAAACTACTAAAACTAAAATTGCTTTTTGGAATCTTGGAATCACGAAAAATTAATTTTGGGGCTCCGAGCGTCCAGACCTTTTTGTATTTTAGTAGGCGTTAGCCATAGCAAAAGCACCAAAATACGTTGATCCACCATTAAATGTAAAATAGGTCAAAACATCTGTTGCATTTGGACCTACAGATAATGCCGGAGCAATACCATCCGAGTATTTAGCCGTTGGCAAGGTTACAACTCTGCCACCCGTAACATCTTGTGTCAATATCAATGTAACAGAGAACAAGTTTCCTGAAGTCGGTGCACCAGTGAACGAAAGTGTTGTATTGGTACCCAAAGTTAAATTGAAAATGTTGGAATCTGCTAGATTTATTGCATATGTTGATGTGGTAACTGTTGCAGTATTTACATATTCTTTGTATGCTCGTAATTGAACACTTTGTAGAGCAGCCGCTGATGAATTAGCTGAATTAAAAGCAGCCTGTGCAAGAGTGGTAGCAACGTTAGCTTGTCCGTAACCAGATGTGGAAAATGTTTCAACTACGGTCAATCTTGTGTTCTGTGTAGCATTTGTCGTAACGGAAAGATTTGCTGTTTCAAAAGCAGCTTGAGCTAATATTGTAGCCGCATTGGCCTGAGCAAATGCCGGTTGAACTTGTGGAAATACGTTGTTAGCAGCTGCAAATGAGGCATTAGCATGAACAAAAGCTGCATTGGCATGTGTGTATGCCGAGAACGTAATATTATTAGTTGCGTTAGCCTGTGAGTATGCTGAGTGTGCATACTGATTAGCTGCATTGGCTTGTGAGTAACCAGAAGCAGCATAGGTATCTACAGCTGTAATTCTAGTGTTTTGCCATGTATCAACACCTTGAATAATAATGGTATTGGATTGTGCTGAATTGGCAGTAAGATATGCTGCATTGGCATGATTAAAGCCAGAATTTGCGTGCTGATAGGCACTTTGAGCATATCTTTCTGTATTTGCTACATACAATGTTAAAGTTACATTTGTTGTATTTGCAAACGCATATGCTCCATGAGCATAGTTATTAACAGTATTGGCATAATCATAAGAAGCATTTGCATGTACAAAGGCTGCATTTGTGGCATTGTAATTTGCTTGAGCATATCTTAATATGGTATTCGCAGCAAACGATGTTGCTACGTTAAATGTGTTGGTTGATAAAACAGAATTATCTACATGCTTTGTTGTAATAATCTGGTTATATGTTGTTGTATTAGAACTATTGACATCTCGTAAGTCCCAATACGAATTTGCATCATTCCAACGAATTTCAGCATTCATTGACGCTGGGCTCATACCAGAACGTCTATTAATCACCAAATAAGACGATTGACCGTCATTTGTTCCTGTATTTGCTCTGAGTGTAAATGTGTTGGAATCAGTAATTGTTACACCGTTAATTGTGAAGTTACCACCAACAGTTAAACCACCAGTAATCGATACAGTACCATCAACTGTACCACCACCAGCTGCAAATTTTGTATTTGCTAAATCAAAAGCTGCATTGGCGTGAGTGTAACTTCCGTTAGCATGATTGAAAGCAGCTTGTGCTAATACGTTGGCTGCGTTAGCTTTACTAAATCCTGTGTTTGCATGTAAGAATGCAGCATTTACATAAGCACTATTTAAAGTGTTAACATTAATTACAGAAGATGTTACTGTATTGGCAATAACACTATTGATGTTTGCAAAACCATTGATTGTTGCATTATTTGAAACTAATAATCCAGTACCAGTGCTATTTGCTGTTATTAAACCACTAAAAATTGATGGACCAGCATTTGTTAGTCCTAGTGTTGTGTTTGTAAAATATACTTGTTGGTCTACACGAAGGTTGTTTTGTATATAAGCAGAAGAACCTGTTCCTTGAACTTGTAATTGGCCAGCAATCACAGCCACATTGGCAACCTGTAAACCTAAACTTGGATCATTTAAATAAAGTGTTCCAGTAGGTTTAACATAATTGTTTGCTGCCAAATCATTATTTTCTTTTGCAAGATTATTGGTTACAGATACCCAATCTTCAAAAGTATTATTTAAATTTAATAAAAAAACTGTGTTAGCCATTTAAATTCCTATGTATTATTTTTCTAACATTGAAAATATTTTATTTAACATCTGTTTCATCTCACCAATGTCAGATTTTAAAGAATCAATATCTTTTTTCATTTCTTGTTTCTTTTTGTAATCCAATAGTGCAGCAGCATTAGTATTTAATATAGCTTTACTATCCATGTCTTTTACCAAATTGGCGTGTTCTTGAACTTTATATAATCTCATAGTTATGCCGTTGCGATTGCTCTAAAATTCTTAATTCTAGGAACTATTGCTGGATTGTCAGAATACATCACAATCTTAATAGCAAACACTTTAAAGTTTGTATATACTGAACCAGTAGAAACATCACTATATGTAATGTTTAGTGCCTGATAGGTATCTGTTGTATAATCACTTACTCCAGTAGACTCTAAACTTCCACCAACAGTAAATTTAGGATTCATCAATACATATGGTTGACTATCAAAACTGTTTTGGTCATTTGAGTTCAAAACTTTATAGTACACTTCAATCTTTGTTCCAGGTCTACGATTTACATCTAAAAATACTGTTAAACCAGATGAATCAAAGTTATTATTAAGTGTTACTCGTTTTGTTATATATTTAGCAATACTTCCATTGTTGCCAAAGCCAGGTAAAAGTTCTAATGCAGTATTTGATGATTCATTGACATAATTAGTAATATTATTTTTTACCAATATTGCATTGAGTCGTTCTAGATCAACAACAGGAGATGTCCATTTATCAACGTTTTCAATTGTTGAACGAATGATAATATTACCATTTGCTGAGTGAATTTGTCTTGTATTGAAAACGTTATTCTCATTTGCAAACACATTTACTTCACCAGATTGAACTGAAGTGCCTTTGTCAACAGTCAACATTTTATAACCAACAGAACCATAATTACTAAATGTTAAATCTTGAGTCATTAGATTTAATAAATCATATTCAATTGCTGGGTTTGAAGCTATTGAAGTTGTATCAAATGTTCCTCGACCTCCAGCAAAATCACATATATTTAATTTAAATGCTAATTGTTCATTTGGTGCGGCAACCCAAGTTGAAGCATTCTGTGACCTGAATAAAGATCCACTATATGTTACTTGTGAAACAATTCTATCGGTGCCAAATTGAGTTTCACCAACTTTAGAAGCATACACATTATAAAGTTTTGAATCGGTTGCCAACATTAATGAATATTGACCAGGTTTCAAATAGATTGGATTACTAAATGTAAATGTTGTTGGTAATCCAAGAGCTTGTTCTATCAAAGTTTGATCTGGTACAACAATATCGTTTGGATTCAAATAAACGACTGAATCAGGAATATCCGTTTCAGCATCAGGATATCCATTAACAGTTGGTCGAATACGAACACTAACAGGAGAAACAGGATCCTTTGTAGCAAAGTGTATATCTACAGATGAAATAAACACACCTCTTGGGAATTGAATTGGATTAACAAAGAAGTTTTGTGATAACGGATCAATTCCATCCAATGCACAATTACCAACTGAACCTTTTGCTGTAGAGTATTGTGATGAATTACTTGGGTCAGTAGCAAACTGGCCAGCTAAAGTTACTAATTCTTCTGGACCATATTGTGCAACAATATCTCGTATCTTTGCAACAGTATTTGTTTCCCAAGTCGCATCACCAGCTAAAGCCAACTGATATGCGTGCAAATAAACGGCTGCCATTTGCGTTCCTGTTGGTATAGATCCTGTAGCCGCATACAAAGCACCATATAAACCATCGTTTGCAGAACTGGTGCCTGTACCAAAACTGTCAGTAATACCGATTAATAAATCAGAATTTGCAGCCGTCACACCACTTGTTAACATTAGATTTTGTATTTGTGATGTTATTAATGCTTTACCTTCTACAAAACTTAATGAAGTATTGTTATAGGCATCAGCAACAAAAGCAGCAGCTGCAGTAACAGTTGATGATGTAGTTGCTTGATTATACATTGTGAAACTTGATTGAGTTCCAGTAAATGTATAACCATTTTGAGTTGTTGATGTTCCGGATAATGTGCCTCCAGTACCACCAGATGCACCTGTTAAATTCAGAACAGTTTGACCTGTTGTGCTGCCGGTTCGAACTGTTATACTTGCAGTGAAATCAGAAACACCAGGAATTGTGCTAACAATAGGAACAGTAAATGTTGTGTTCGAACCGGCAGCAGAATTCAAATATGCATAAATCGATGCACTACCACCATATATCTGTGTTGATGGTCTAATAGCAATACCATAAGTTCCTGGACCTGGTGTTGGTGCAGGAGGAGGTGGTGGTAACACCACAGCTGGCGGTGCCGGTGGAGTTGGCGGTGGCACCGGCTTAATTGGAGGCGGTGGTGGAGGTGGAATCTGTGGAGTTGTTACTGGAGGTCTTGTGCTAACAACATCTTCATTTGTATCCAATAATCCTTTTGCTGTGAATATTGCTTTAGCATATGTTTGTGATCTAGAAGGATTTAAGAAGTTGTCTGTAAATTCAACAGATAAAGCACCCGTTGGGAAATGAACCAATCGATCATTTGGTATCAATATTGTACCAGATGCTTCACCATGAATATTTGTTACAAGTTCTGCACCAGTAAACGAAGATTGTCTAATTCTCAAAACTGGAGCCACAGCATAAGATGATGTTGTTAAAGATACGTTTGCAGTAGTTAAATCATAACCACGGCCGTTTTGTAACATTCTAACATTCGTAATTGCACCGCCAGAAACGTTAGCTCGAGCAATTGCAGGAATTGTGTTAGCACCAGTAATCGATACAATAGAAAGGTCATTTCCATTAGTTAATCCTGATCCACCATTTACAATATCAATAAATGGAACACTTGATGTTGAAGTGTAAGTTGGAGTAACATATGCATCAATACAAACACCATTCATAAACACATGTAATAAAGTGTTTGGTGCCATACCATAAACAGTAAATTCAAATGGTTTACTTCTTGCGTAAGGAACAACTGCATTAGAAACTACTTTAGTTGTTCTGATTGATGAACGCACACCAGGCACAGACATCCAAGACATTGTTTGTCTAAATTTTACAGTACTAGGTGTTGTATAAGATGGTCGACCTGATTGAGCATCTCTTGCTGTAGTGATTACACTTTCTCTTTCTGCTAGTCTTGATAAAGTGGCTGATGATGTGCCAGACCAGTGTATGTCCCAATCTTCCCATGTCTGAGATTTTAATCCTACAATATCAACAAAATTTTCCCAGGCAGAAGTTTGTTGTGTTTTATATGTAACAATTGGTTGAGTTTTTGTATCATACCAAACATCACTTGAGGGGGTTAATTGAGCGTAACCAATAAAACGACTGAGCTCAAATGGATTAATATTAATAATTTGTGTTGCAACATTTTGAAATACCATAGGTACTTCATTATAAGAAAATGTTACAATATTATTTTTAAGGAACAAATAATTGTTTTGTTTTCCTGGTGTTAATTTAAAAGCACCTTGAGTGGAAACAGTAAAATAATCAGCCACATTTGATGTAAATGTAGGTCTTAAACATTTTTCGAATGTATCAATGGCACAAGCATAATCTGGATTTGCAGTATCACCAACAGTATGGCTAGTAAAACTATCAACTAAAAATCCATTTTTAAATAATATGTTTTCATTATTTTCATCCGTAATATCTGATCCCGTTACTTCTTTTTCCAATAATGATAATGAAGTGTAATATTCTAAATTACCAATTCTTTTATCCAAAACACCAATATCACGCATTGTATACCTTCTTAGATCGGAAGGTGTGATAATGACTGTATTGCTACTAAACGTATATGGAGGATATTCTAAAGTAAACAATGTCATTGTTCCTGGAATATCAGCTGGCACAACTGGATTAATGTAAGAGCTTACACCACGAATAGTTTTAAACACTCCTGTTGGATATAATACAATTTTATCTTTACGACCCAAATAATAATTATAATCGGTGTAAATATTCTCGTATGGTGCAGGTATTTGATATGTACTAAATGTTGAAACACCAACACCATCATCTCTGCGAGGTCTAAAATCAATTATATCTCGTAAATTATAATTTGATCCATACTGTGGAGATGTAAATGATGGAGTATCAGAATAATCAACAGGATAAGAATCTACTGTGAAGAAACCTGTACCACCAGAGTGTGTGAAATGATCAAATACAACAACAACGTTACCTTGAGCAGATCCAGTTAAATTTGTAATTGTACCGTGGTCGTAGAAAGCATCTTTTTGTCCATCGTTTAAGTAGTATTCATCGATGCTATTTGTGATTTGTGTCCAATATGCTGTTTGTGTTTCTGGATTTCGATTAATATTACTGGTAGTTAACGATACATAAACGTTACTATCATATACAACTGCACTATCGGAGTTGTAAGTGGTATATTCAGACCAGTTACCGAGATAAGTTGCTGTGTTACCTAATTCATATACACCTTTGAAATTATAAATGTCTGCCACACCTAAACTAACTGGTGTACCAATTGTATTTGCCGAAGCTAAAACTGCGGTATCGTACTGAATAACTTTATTCTTAATGGAATCACCCACCACGCTGATGGTAGCATAGATTGTAGCAGAACCATTAAATCCTCCACCAATGTTGATGGTCGCCTGTCCTGCTGAAACCCCAGAGTTGGAGATACTAATACTAACATTCGCCTGATCCATTGGTATAAATGTACCAGTCGCATAACTACCACTAGCAGAAGTGGTAACTACAGCAAAATTTAATTGACGTTGAGCTGCAGGAATTGAACCAGAACCACCAACAAAATCTTCATTGCTACCATTTGTGTTAATGGTATACGAACCATTTACAAACGTTGGAGCACTAAAGAATCTACGAGTTTCATAATTAATATTATTTACGTTTGCAATATTATTTTGCGGTAAAGCAAATATTAATGAATTGTAATTACTATCAACTAATGTATATGGTGAAATTGTGTTTGCTGAGAATGTGACGGATGTATAACTATTCGCTGCACCAGGAATAATCATTGAACGAACATTGGAAAATGGATTGCTGTTCAAACCAACATTAAACAAAAATGCTTTGTATTGTGAATTTTGTCCGGTATCACTAGAATAATCAAAGTTACGAATTCGAGCGGTACCAATTTTTGTTGCTGAAGTTGCTGCACCAAATGCGGCATTGTGTAGTTCAACTTGAACACCTTGTTGAAAGTTTATAATTGAACCATTTAAATTTTTAATCAAAGTATAATTTCCATAATAAGTGGAAATATTTTGATCGGTCAAACTTTCTGTATCTCTTGCCTTTTCTAATTCATATTGTGTTGGAGCAATTTTTTCAACACGAAATCCATTAATGTATGCTTTACCCGTTGAAATAGCTGCAGGCATCACATTGGCTTCATTAAAATAATCTTGTATTGATAGTGAAAATGGATTTACAAAGAAATCACCAGATTGATCGTAAATACCACGAGCAATCGATTTTTGTACTTCTGAAAATATTGGAGTGTCATTGATTGATTCAATAACTCCAGCATTAATTCGAACTAACTCAATAAACTTATTTGTTGTTAAATTAGTAACCTCTTGTGTGCTAGTGTATGGTTTGTAAACCAAAGTTAATGATATTTTATATCGATCAGCACCAGGAGCTTGATAATTGGAAGCACCAATCGCAGGATCTAATAGAGAAGAATCTGTAAACGTATCTACAATTTCATCTTCAACTTCAAAACCAACAACAACAGATGGAAAAGCATTTAATTGGTCAGGAATAATACTTGATGCCACATGGCGAACAAAATATCCACTAGTAAACCAAACACCATCATCAACAGAAACTTCCAATGCACGAACTGATGCTTTTTTGTATACTGTAACGGTAGCGTCAGTTAAATCTTGTGTTAATGGTGTATTGATGGTAATCGAATTGACACCGGTAATGGCTGTAACATAAGCGTTCAAATTAATTGATGTCATAACAATGTTGTCACCAACACTAATGCTAGCAGAAGAAACACTTAATGATTTAGATAAAAAAGTACCAGTTACAAAACGTGAAAAATTTGTTTCTGTAATTGCTGTGGCTGTATATGTTGGAGCAATGTCATAACCCATAACAGAGTTTAGAGCATCATTCTTTGAATCAAAAAATTTAATTGTTTCACCAGATGAAAATGCTTTATTGTTATTTGTGTTGATCGATTTAGTTCTGATATAAAGATTTATATCATCAACTGAAATAACTCTAGTTACAAATTTTGACGTAACACCAACAGCATAATAACCAACATAATTTAAAATATCTTCTGAAGTTGTGCCTGTTGTTAACTTACAGGTAATAATGTTTGTATCAACAAAAATGTTTCCGCCAGTAACTTTTGATCCATCAACATAGATGCCAGCACCAAACTTAGAAATTTGGTCTTGTAGTATTGTTTGAGCTTGAGTTAATTCTCTGGCTTGAACCGCAAATCCAGGTTTAAAAAGAATCCGATGGAAATTTTTAGTGTCATCGAAATCATCATAGTAAGGGTCAACGTTGAAATTTAAAGCCATTTTTTTCCTTTAGTAGCCTAATACAATCTTAAATTGTTCTATACCATCTTCACTTCTTGTTATTCCTGTTCTGTTCTCAATAAAAGTCATATATCCAGACTGTGGTACAAAGTTTGGTGTACTATATGTTAACAGAGTTCTAACGGTGCCTGATACTGATCCATGAACTGAATCATTATATGCTAATGTTCCTTCTGTATTTATTAGCTTTAATGTATTGGTTCCAGAGTCAAAACTCAAAACTGTTCCAATAAAATATGCGTCAGCCAGTGAAGTTCCTTGATAAACAATTTCATCATTAGTATATGCACCTTGGCCAGAGGCAACAACCAAGTCAGTAGTTGTTTTGTATATTTGACCATTTGCTGGATTTGGTGACAATTCTCGTGTCGTGGGGTTCACAATAATGCCCAATTGATGATAGTCAATATCAATGGGTATGTTGCCATTCTCACTAGCATTGAATTCCACAGCAACCATTACTTTAGTACAACCAAGTTCAGAAATAGGATCATAAGCATGGCCAGAAATTGGTGAAACTGGACAAATAGCTGTTGCATTTGAACCGATAGCCGAAACGATAGCCACATTGGCGTAAGTGTAGTTTGTACCCGGATTGGTAACAATAACATCAGCAATTTCATCACCATCAATCTCAGCAGTTGCAACCGCACCAGTTCCGTCACCAGTTATTACAACAGTAATGGCTGCATTTGACGGATCGTATCCCGAACCACGATTAGTAATATTGATGACTGGAATATCACCTGTTCCTGAATCACTATTTAAAGGATTTGGAATGGTTGTACCAACAGGTACAGGAATCCAGTTACTATCTAAGAATTTAACTCGCAGACCATCATCAATGGTATACATGTACTTCCATTTGTAATCATCCGAACCTCTAAAAATATTATCCGTACCATATGTTCCCGGTTCAAAGTAAGGTTCTACTGTTGATGGAGAATCGTTATTGTTCCATAAACATTTAAAAATCTGGTCATATCTATTTTTAACATAGAACTTATAATTAGCAAATCCATTTTCATCAACATCGAAAATATCAACGTCATCTTGATAGTAATCGTAGGTAATTCCTGAAGTCCAATCAACTCGTGGTATAACAGGACTAATATCGTTTGATGTTATCTTTTTGGCCACAAACATATTTTTAAATGTTCGTTTAATATATTTTACATCTTGTTGTGGTATTGGTGGATTATCTTCATCGTCCCAAGGATCAACTTTAGAAAGAAAACAATACATTGAGGTTAATACTGAAGATATATTAGGAGGAACAACAGCCACCGGTGAAAAGTAAAACTGCTCAACCGTAGTCTGTTTTGAAAAAGTTGTTAATAGTGTTTTATTGGCCATGATTTATTTATTAAGCGTGTTGGACTGTTACAAATGTATTTGCTAAATCACCATCAATACTGAAATATCTTAGGTATGCAGAACTTGTTGATGGCATTGTAAATGTTGTTGCATTTTCTGATGAATTAATTGATGAACAACCGTGTGTAATAGTTCTAGTTAATCCACTCGTATTGGTTAACCAAACTTCAACCACTTTACCAAACACAAAATTTGAAAGTGTAAATGTCAAGTCAGCTGCTAAGTTGGCTTTAATAATCACATCACTCGAAAAATCAATTGTAATGGCCGTTTGATTACCAACAGGTAATCTTGGTGTAAAGATAAATCCTTTTTCTGGTTCCACGACACCAGTAAAATAAACAGAATCGGCATTAAATGAAGCAATCTCATTAACAACATTTGAACCTGTTGGTGTATTCCAAAATCTTATTCTGGAACCACGATTTGTGTCTGAATGATTTTCGGTGGCCACAAAATCGATTCTTGCATCACCAAAGGGTGCATATCCTGTATCGCCATAAGAGTTACCAGCAATACGCAACAGAATATCATTGTTCTGTGTTGGTGCTGGTGTGTCTACTGTACCTCTGGCATTTCTACCAGCAATGATAGGGTATGCTGTATTTGAAGTGCCAAAAGAATCAATCAACACTCTAGCTGGTACATTTGCTTTATTGGTCAATTGCATTAGTGTGCCGGCTTGTGTTGGAGTTTGTGAACTTCCTGCGGCCGTGATTCTAAAGGCAGCTTCTGATGCTGAGAAATTTGAATTAGCTAAAACCAGTGTGCCGTTGGCAGTTAAATCACCAGATATGTTGAAATCACCAGCAGTAAACACACCAACAGTATTTGCAATTGCATTATTAGCAATATAATATGCACTATTAGCTAAAGCATAAGCCACATTGCCTTCATCAAAAGCCACATTAGCATGTTCGTAAGCATTGTTTGCGTGAATAAATGCTACATTTGCTTTCTCGTGCGCAGCATTTGCATGACCATAACTTGCTGTTGAATAAGAGAACGGAGCGGCCGCAGTAATTTGTGTGGTATTATCTGGGAATTTTATACTGCCATTCGTGTTGAATGTCCAAAGATTACTTGCAACATTGATATTAACTTTTCCGTAACCAGAATTACCGGTACCTGGAACTATATTAACGTCACCGCCATAACCACTAACTGCACCACCTGAACCTGTTGTAATATTGATAGAACCACTATTACCTGTACTGACTTCATCACCAGTTAAAAGTGAAAGGTTTTTAAAGTTGCCTGTACCTGTTTCAGTTCTAATTAATCCGTTTGCAGAAAAACTCAATCGATGAACAGCAGTAAGAATATTGGCTGTAATTGTTTGTGGGCTTGTTAAACTAAATCCAAACGTAGCATTGGCCACATTCGCCAAAGCATTATTGGCTTTTAAGAATGCTGCATCAAGGCGAGTTGTGAGTGATGTTTCTTGTATTGAGTTATCACCAAAAATAATATTATCAACATAAACGTTACCAGTAACAACAAGGTCATCATTAATATCTACTTGATTAAAGAAATTAAACTTGTTGGCATTAAAACGACCAACAATATTATTTGATTGTGTACCACCAGCAATTAAAACAACGTTTGCATTAGATGAAGCGGTACCAATAACTAAATTACCACGATAGTCGTTGTGTGATGGACCATGTGAGTAAACATAACCATCATAAGGTAACATAGAAGAATAAACTGGATCATTGAAACCTGGTCCATTAATACCCATATCAATATAGTTATTTGAACCACTACTATTGTTGGCTGATGCTACAAAATCACTGGAACCCACACCATCAAAGTTTTGTAGGTTAATTTGAATAAATTTACTACTAGTGTTGGTAAACTGTGCAACAACATTTTCTAATATAATTGGATTAGTACCAACGTTTAGTACATCTCTGGAATATAAACCACTTGCCAAAGTCCGAACTGAAATTTTACCAGTTAATCCTGAAACCAAATCTACACCAGCTATCAGAGTTTTCTCTGTGTTAGCATTCAACTGTGTTATAAAAGGTAGTTGTGATATTTTTACTGTTGACATTTATATTACCCTAATATGATTAATCGATCATCTTCCGTTATTAAAGATTGTCCATCTTCTGTTGTGAGTTCTGGATAGAACTGAATTCCAACAGGTCCAAATATTCGAATTGCTCTGGTTGATAAAGTTCTTTTGACAGACAATAAGACATTACTTGCATTTCCAGTCAAAGTACCAGACAATGTGATTACACCGGTTCCATAATTAACATTGGAAACTTGAATCGTATCATTGTTGGCATTGTTAATTCTTATGGTATCACCTGAGAATACGATATCTTCTAGTTTGTTTCTAGTATTACTATAATTTCCATTATTAACTATATCGTAAGAACCAGTCAAGGTTCGTATATTTATCGTGTTTGAATTGACATTTCCAGAAACATAGGCGACATTTGCATAAGTTAATAAAACATTATCTTTAAGGTAAACGGTATTTGATGTATAATCTACATGAATTACCTCGGAACGTACATTTGGACCATTTGATGGTGTCAATTCGACCACAGAATTTGACTTAACCGATAAATTATCACCGGTCGAGAATATGAATTCTGCAATGTTTGCACCAACCAAATCTGAGAACGTTATGATATTATTGCTTCGGTTATTAAAATCAGTAACTATAGTGGCTAAAGATGGTTCTCCAGTATAATTAGCAATTGGTCTACCTGTAAAGAGTAATGTTTCTTCTGTAACGGTAAAATTAGAATTTGCTCTTAGAGCATACCTACCCAAAACTTTCATTCCGGCTGGATGTAGAAGTCCTAATAGTGTTTCTCTGTATTTTGCTATCTCTTTTTCTACAGTAATTTGGTAGGTGTAATTGTTGAAGTTTTCACTTTGTAATACGTCAAAAGAACTTAACTGACCTTTTTTATCAAGATATTGTCCTTGACTAAAAACGAGACCATTTAAAAATCTTGTGTTTGCTCTTGCACGACCATTACCATATGTTTTAATACCACTTGAATTATAACCCGAATTATAAGCTACGTTAGCCATTCTCAAATTAATATTTTGATCTTCTGTGCCAACTTTAATATTTTGTTTTGTGTTTGCTGAACCAGAATAATTGAAGACTCTCAAATTATACAAAGTATTAGCAGGATTTGCATCTGGTGCTAAAAGTGAAATAGATTCAACTAATGCAGAATAAAAAGCAGTTGCAACGTTGCTTCCTTGATAAGCTACATCACCTTTTTGTGGAATATTTAAAATACTTACATTTGATACAGCAATGTCTTGGACTTTTAACGAAATGATTGGTGTTGAAACATAATCTTCACCATTACTGTTTAGTTTAATTTTAGACACAGCACCAATACTGGTTGTGTTAGCCTCAAATACTGCACCATCACCTAAAATACCAGAAACAGTTATCAAAGCATTGGCTGCATTTGCATTTGCTGATACAACACTTAAAGTTGGTAATGCAGTTAATCTATACCCAAGACCACCTTTTGGATAAAGTTGTTCACCATAAACATAAGCAACATTAGTGATGGCACCATTAGCAGCAACAGTAATCACATTGGCATATGCACCATAACCAGAACCACCCGAAAATACGATTCTGTCATTTGCTTGATAACCTCTACCAGCATTTTGAATTGTCATTGAAGCAAGAATACCTAAAAATTTTAAATCACTATAATTATTTGATGTAACAGGATCACTATTGTTTGTAAGATACAATGCTTTTGTCGTGATGTCTGGTGGTGAAGAAAAACCTCCGCCACCATTAGTAACTAAAACAGAAGAAATGGGGCTAACTGTAACTGTTTGAAAATCTAAAGAGTTGTATATTGTTGACTGTATATTTGTGGTATAACTTTTGAATCCATAATTTGGTACACCAATTTGAATTCCTGATTTGGTTGCAATAGCATTGTTTGCAATTAAAACTTGTGAAGCTTTAGTTGGATCTAAAGAAGCCACCGCAGCAGATGCACCACCAGTAGGTGTAATAGTAATAGGAGATTCTAAAGTGTAACCAAAACCACCATCAATAACATTGATTGATTGTATTGATCCTGTTGTTACAGTTTCTACTTCTGCATTGGCACCAACTGGAAATAAAACATCTTCATTCAGACCACCATAAACAACTACTGGATCACCTGGTTCATAAAATAAACCACGAGCATTTGGATTAATTATTATACTACTAATTTGACCAACAATCTTAGCTCTTAATGGTTGACCACCAAATAAAACATCTTGATTGTTTGCATCAACTACACGAACAAATTCTCCAGATTCAAATAATCTTTGAATGTTGGAAAGAAACACTTCAGTTTTGTTTCCTGCCACGACAGAATTTTCTATTGTGGCAATTGCTCTAGAAATTTCACCTAATAATCTATATTGTTTAATATTCAATAAATTATCATTAAGTGATGCAAGTTTAAGACTTTTTGCAACGTACCAACTACCAGCAGAAGCTCTTAATACAGATTCTTTTGTGTAATATACATCAAAATCAGAATTGTATAAAATCTTAAACAAGAATTTATAAGAAGCTGGAGTGCCTTTTGCTTGATAAAACTGTTTAGCATATTTTACTGCTCGAGCTTTATCAATTAATAAATCTTTTGGAAAGAAAGGTAAAAAATCATTGACAAAGTAATCAATGAATTCTGATGTTGTATTATCAATATCTGTGTAGTTTAATATATTTTTTGAACGATTTGTAACACCACCTTCTTGTTCCATCCATTCATAATATGCTTGTAGGAACAATACAAAATTAGCATATGCGGGATCGTCCCGAATATATGCAGGAAGTTGATACGGTATTAATAAAGAAGTTTTTGTGTTATCTGGAATCATTAAAAGTTTGTTCTAGGTATAACATTGACGGTGATAGCGTTTGCATCATATTCATCAATTGTAATAATTCTATTGTAAGATGAAGATATTGTTGAAACTGTTGGTGTTGCTGTGACTGTCAATAAACCAAATTCATTGTTTACACTAACGGGACTAAAAGCATCCAGAGTGATGACACCATTATCATATTCAATATTTCCAATGTTATCACTTAAAACAGTTTTAGCGTTGTTATTGTTGTTATAATATGTTCTTAGTGTACCATATTTGCCTTCCAAATTAACAACTAATGCCGCTAATTGGCCCGTAGTATCGCCTGGTTGAGGAGTTACTGCTGCAATTGCACTTGTGTAATTGTTACCGGTATTTGTAATTACAACATTCTTAATACTTCCACTAGCTAACACAGCGGTTGCTGTTGCACCAGATCCATCACCTAGAATATCAATTTTTGGTGCATACTGATAACCATAACCAGGATTAATAACAGAAATCGATTCGACACCATATGTGGCCACAGGAACTTCATCAATGTACACATTATTGATTGTTCTTTGTGGATTTGCTGGGTCAATATATTGTAACGTTGGTGAACTGCTTGTACCGGATTGAAACAAACCTCTTTGTAAAGGAACATTATAATATAATTTATATGTTGTTGGTGTTGAAAGGCTTGGATAAAATTTCTTTTGTAGTTTTATTTTATAATCACTGGTAATTACTGCATTATTAAAAGATTGAATGGTTGTCAATAATTCATAACTACTAAAAGTTGAGTTAAATGTGTTAAGTGTCCTTCTACCAAATGCCGCTATGGCATTTCTTACACCATTTTGCATCTCTGAAGCAGACAATGATGTTTTTGTTGGATCATAATAAACATTGACATCCAATTTGATGTATGTGTAATCAGGATCAACAATTGTAGGCGTAACAGTCAACACACTAATAGGTTTAATAACATCGTCTGCAATCTTTTGTTTTTGAACTTGAGTTAAACTGTAACCACCTGTTGGTTTCAAAGAAATAAACACTTGGCCGTAAACTGGTGGATCGTTTTCTTCTCCGCCCCAAACATTGACCGCATCAAAAGAAAAACCTAAACTATTTTGTTGAATTGCTGAAATATAATCATTCTTAGAAACCGCTCTGTTTTGTGCAGAATACGATTTAACAGATTGATATTTGATTGATTCTATAGTTTCTTTAGATGATCCTTGAGAAGCTTTTACTCTCGGTTGAATTGAAACTGATGTGTAACCAAGAACACGATCCATTAATAAGAAGTTGTTTGCACCTGTGGCTCTGTTACCATCTGTAGCAATATAAGATACTGTAACAATGTTACCATCACTCAGCTCTTTTCCTAAAATGTCATCACCAAAAGAAATTTCATAGTTTCCATTGTTTAACTCTTGTAAAAAATAAACTTTAGATTCTTTATCGAGTGTCAAATAATTTTCAGCTGATTGATAAACATCATAAGAAGTATTACCACTACTCTGTTGAACCATAACTTTTAATGTTGTAGTGTCAATCAAAGTGTTTGTTAATTCAAATTTTTTCTTTGGATTGGTAGTTCTGTTGACTGTATATCGGTGTGTAATAGGCGTACCTTGTTTCAATTCAACATTTGTAAAAGACGCAGTGTTGCTTGATACCGCCACAGTAGATGCATCGGTCGTTACAAAATTATAGTTTACACCATTAATTGCCTCAGACAAAAAGTTGGTAAATTTTGGTAAAGTAAAAGAACTATTTGCAACACCATTAAAATTTATATTAACAAATGCTGCGGGTGCTACGGAAGACCTTGGCACATAGTTTAACAGTTTGGCGTGAGAAACAACGGAACCTCTCTGTAGTGCACTATCCAAGAACATTTCATTGGCCACCATATTCAAATAGAATGAATTGTAGTGTGTATTATAGGCTAATATGTCCAACAAGACGGACATTGTTGAACCCTCAAAATTATAGTCTTTGAGTGTATCTTGTGATTGAAGAAACTGTATAAAGTTTCTTTTAATATTACTGAAATCTAAATCAGCAATTTGTATATTAGAATTGGCTGTTGCCATTATCTTGACCTTTCAAGAAGTAGATTAACTGCAGTCGGCAAAGTATTGTTTCCTATAAGAAAAGTTAAAGTAACTTTAAAAGCATTTCTATCCGGTGAAGGATCCACAACAATGTCTTGTATAGTAACCCTCGGTTCAAAATTATTAATCACGTTTCTAATTTCTGCTTTGATTAATCCAGCAGTTAAAACTGTGATTGGTTCAAATAATAATGTATCGATGTTTGAACCTAAAGTAGGTTGAAACAATCTTTCATAAAAATTAGTCAATAACAAATTTCTAACCGAACGAATGACTGCTTGCTCATCAAAACTTAAAGCTACGTCATTGGACACGGGTAGCCTTCTGAAAGTCAGATCCAAGTCAGAATATAGTTTTTTAATTGTTGCCATTTAATATTTATGTCGTTAAAATTGATTAAAATATTCAAAATATGAAGGTGGAGGAACAACTACAGGAGGTTCTGTGACAGGTATTACAACATTATTATTTGCAATATCGGTTTTAATCGTTTCTGTGCCTATGTAATTGTCAATTAAATATGACTGAGTTGAGCCTATATTGTTTAAATTGTCTATTTTAAAGTAATCATTTAAAAGGCTTACTGAGTTTCCATAAAAAGTCCAATCATGTGACCATCTGGTATAAAGAAAACCATTTAAATTATCAACCACATTTTTAATAGATGTGATTGCCGAAGATGATAAGTTTGTGGTGTTGCTGCTTACAGAATTAATATAAATCTGGCAATTACTGCCTAACGATACATTATTTGCATTTAGTTCTGGTTCTATAAAAATACTTGTAAATGATCCCATAGCAGGTAAACTATTGGCCATACCATCAGTTTTATTTAATATTGTTAATAACATTTGACCGGTGTCTATGGCTGTTGAATAACAAGGAATAGTATTAGAAGCAGTTGTTTCAGCAACACCAGAAACGTTATCTGTATGAGATTTAAATCTATCAATTTGAATCATACAATTAAATGAAGAATTTAATAAAGCTAAAGAATCACTATCAATTACAGATAATGTTGATATGGATGTTATTAAATTTGAAAGATTGGCACCAAAATTATCACAAACATTGGCGACAGGATTAATAAAATATTTTGTTGTGATTACATTGTTATTCGCCAAATCATTAAGTTGCCAATCTGATAACTCAATATCTGTTGCTGCGTCTGAAATAGTATTTACAGATTCTTCAGACAAAGTTGTGCCGGCACCAAATTTGGTTTGATCAAAATTAAATTGTAATCTATCAAATAGTGATGTCATTTATTATGGCATTCTTTGATTAGGTGGAGAAGTTGCGCCTTTTGGTGCACTGTGGTTATGGCCATTGAATTTTGCTCGAGTTGTTTGCATTGATCCTTGAGAATCTTTTACTACACCACCTTGAACAGTATTTGTTCCTGTTACCATTGGTGATAATACTGAATCGTTGGCAACAACTTTACCTGCAGGATTTTCATAGCCAGGTACTGTGAATCCAACATTCACACCGCCAATTGAATCTATTCCGCCTTGTGAGAATACTTTGTAACCACAAGTCAAGTTTGTTGTTGCATTAACAGAACCACCACTGGTTATACTACCTGATACAGCCAAATCTCCTTTGATTGTCAGAGCATTTTCACAAGAGAATGTTATATCTCCATTTTCACCCCCAGCGTCTATATTAATTTCTTTTGCAGCAACTATATCAATGTTACCATCCGAATTAATTTTAACATCACCAGCAACCTGTGAATATAATTTACCATCAATTTGTGAATAACAATCACCAACAACATGAAGTTTAGAATCACCATAAATTTCTATGTTACAAGTACCTTTGACAACAATATTTCTGTCCCTCATATAAACAGAGAAACCATCTCCCAAAACAATGTGTTCTGTGGAACCGTCAGGTAACATTTCATAAAATGTTCCTGTTCTATGTTGAGTTCGAATTCTCTCGTTCTCTGGTGTATCGTCCATCATTTGTATGTGACCAGATTCCGTTTGTGTCATATTCACATACGGATATTTTCCTGGTCTTACATCATGCTGTGTATACCAAATACTAGTGTTATTCGCTTGTTCTGCCATGACTTACCTTATAGTATTTTTTTAGCTTTTTTCTTACTCGTTGGTCCCGAGCCAGAAAATGTAGAGGCTAATAAAGCAACACTTGTTCCTAATAATAAAGCACTACTAGCTACTGAAGCAGCACTAGTTAATGTTTGTTTTGTTTGTTTCAATAAACCACCAAGTTCAGAACCAGAACTTTTGTTTGAACCACTACCACCAATTTTACTAACAGAAGCTGAAGCGGCTGCTTTGCCTGCTGAAATCAGTTTAGCTAATATTTTGGCCATCAAAAGAACAATAGTAACAGGTAACGCTTTAATAAAAGCTATGATTTGATTAATTTTCATGGCAACTGTTGCCAACATTTTAAAGAAGTTATCAATCGTTTTTAACAGTTTATTTATTAGTTTTAATTTGGCTCGAACCCATTTAATTGCTTCACTTAATTGTGTGTTGATGGCACCGCTTTTTGATTCATTTAACTGTTTACTTTCGGTGCTGTCCCTTTTAGTTCGAACTGTGTTTCTTACCGCTGTGTGTTGAGTTCTTACATATTGTGGTAATGTAACTTTAGGATCATCAATAGACATCGTATGATAGTTTGTAAAAGAAACTACTGTGCCGTTTCTATGACCTCTGGACAATTCCGGTGTTGTCGGCCGACCAGGAACATCCAAACGATCACCAACCCATAAAGGCTTTGGTGGATTAGTTTCCACAACACTATTGTATTTACTCTCATCATATTCAATTTCTGCTAATACTGGCATTTTATCTCCTTTTATTCTTCTGGTTCTTCAGGTGTATCTGTTGGCTCTGCATTATAAGAATCTGTAACTTCATTTGGATCTGAACCTTCTAATTCTTCTGGATCACTATATTGGTCTTTTTCTGTATCAGTCATATCTGGATCTTCTGACTGTTCAAACTTGTAACTATCTGGATCTTGCCAAGTTCCAGGCATAACACCTAACATACAAGGAAATTGGCCACTTTCTCCGTCCATAAAGAATCCTAATATCCAATCGCCTAACATTGGTGCCGAAAAATGTTTTGAGTGATTGATTGGATATACAGCTTGAGCCCAAGGCAATTCTTTTGTTGGTATTTCTTTACCATACCAACCAAATATTCTAACTTGACAACGACCCAAACCCAATGGATCTACTCGGTTTTCTACTGCACCAACCCACCAAACAAAACCATTTAATCCAGCAAAGTTATTAACCGCTTTTGTCATTTCATCCTCATTCCAAAGTACCTGTAGCAGAAGCATACTTTGTAGGTACACTATCTTTTGCCAATTCTAATACAGTTTTATATTCATTCATTGTAATCATATGTCTTACTGCTGTAATTAAGTATTTGCCAGAATAATATGCATCAGGTGTTTTTGATTCTGGTGTCAAAGATAATAAAGAAAAATTCAAAGTTTGACCAACAGTCAATGCAGGATCTCCAGGCACAGATATTTTTATTCTGATATAGTTTGTTAATGATAGTTGTGCTGTTCTATATGGTATAAAAGTTTCAGCAAAAATATCAGCACCAACAGCTGGCGAATCTACTGTGCCACCTTCAACTTCTTCATCTTCAGGATCACGTCCTTCTTTTTCTATATATTCTACAATTTTTTGATTAAAATTAGAAAATGCTAATTTATATACAGCTTTTGAAGTATCTGTTAATTTGTCACCATATATGTTTGAATAATCATTTATAATTGGTGATCTATTTAAAGATTTTGATTTTTTTTCATAAGCCATATAATCAAACTCTGTAGTTTTTAATCGTCTAGTTAAAACATCAATAGACAACAAATGATTTGCAAACACACCAGAGTTTATACCATGTAATGTATCAAACGAATTTAATATTTCATATGTTGTAACGTTGTAAACATTACTGTGCATGTTCTTTTCATCAGTATTTTTTGGATTGTAACTATAATTATAATATGGTGGTTGAGTCATTAACTTTTGTAATGACTTAAAGTTGAATCCATGTTTGTTTTCAAAAAATACCATGTCAGCACCAGGAACACCTGCAGATGGTCGAGCATAATTTGACATCC